TGTAAATATCGAGCGATGGCTGCGGGGTCGCGGGTGGTCACTTCCCGTCATCACCCACCCCCCCGGGTCGCCGCTAGATTTCACGGATGGCCGGAGGGCCAAAGGATGGTCAGATGCCGAGGCTCACCAAACGCGCGATGTGCGCAGCGGTTGGGGACTGGCCGGCACGGCACGGGTGGCCGCCGTCTGTCCCTTAGCCATTGCTCGCCGCTGTCCTTGCATGCGGTTGCGCCTCCGCGCGCCATCGGCGCGGTTGCATCGCCTGTGCTCAGGCCCAGTCCACGCGGTGCGGTCTGGCGTATGGCCAAGATCCCAGACCGCGCCTGCTGGGATGGCGCGGGATGGCCACAGGCAGATGGCTGCGTGGCAGTACGCCGCACCTGCATCGACGATCGGCTCCCACTGGGCGCGCAGCTTAGGGTGCTGACCTGAGTAGCCGCGCTGCTTGGTGGTGCCGCGCCAGCGTGCCATGTCAGCCGCCTGCGTGCGCCAGCCACGCGTTCCGCGCCCGCAGCTTCTTGCCCTTGACCGTCGCCGACCATTCCCCGCACGAGCACGACACGTACCAGCCCGTGTCGGGGTTGAGCCGGAACGGCCGCCGCATGAAGTGCCTGCCGGGGGACGGGTGCATACCTGCTACTGCTACACGCCCAGATGCGAGGCCGGGCACCGCACCCGGCGATCTCCCGCCCACGATTTCACGCCCCGCGGTGCCACGGCTGCCAGCCGGTCACCACGTGCAGCGCCAGCAGCAGGAACCCCGCCAGCTCGAACAGCACCACGTCGACCTTGCCGCTGCCCCAGCCGAACAGGTGCATCAGCAGCGCAATGGCGAACGCGACAACCGCGGCGATGCCGAACATGTGGTAACTCCCCGCTGGCGCAGCGGCGCACTTCGCGCATGTTGCGGCGCTTCACGTCAGGCCCCTGCGGCGGCGGTCAGCGCGGCCACGGTTGCGTCGTCAGCACCCTGCGCCTGCAGCAGCGCAGCGGTGTCAGCGACCAGCTGCGTGGTGCTCACGCCTGCGCCCTGAAGGCCGGCGATGGTGGCCAGGAGCTTCTCCTGCGCCGCGAGGATCGCCGCATCCCTGGTGGCCGAGTCGGCAAGCTCGCCTTCGATCGCGGCGTCGGCGGCGTTGATGTCGTCCTGTGCGGTCATGATTGCGTCCATTTTCTGGTTGAGTTCTTGCACGGACCGCTGGACGGCCGCCACAGTCGCGGCGACCGCTAGCAGGAGGACCTGGAGCTGCTTGTTGGTGACCAGGCCGATCGGCACAAGGTCACCACCTTCGGGTCAGAACGGGTGCATACCTGCTACTGCTACACGCCCAGATGCGAGGCCGGGCACCGCACCCGGCGATCTCCCGTTCGTAACGACCCGCTCGCGCAGTGACGGCGCCCGGGCAGGTTGCGGAGCCTCACAGGCCGCTCAGCACGGCGGGCGCCAGCCGGCCTGGAACCCGGGGATGCCGTACCGGAACACCAGCGGCAGGGAGCGGATCTTCGGGTCATCCACGGCGGCGAGGTAGACGCCGCTGCCGCCGTTGAAGCTGTTCCCGTTGGACCAGGTCATGTCATCCGCCTCTGAACAAGGGAAAGCGCCCAGAGCGGGCGCTTCGGGCACAGTGCGGGGGACTATTCAGGCTGAGTCTTGCACCGATGTCAGCGGCTTGCAACCACCGTCACTCATCCGGCCGCGCGGCGTAGTGCTGGTGGTCGCCCTGGTGCCGCCGTTCCCACGAATCCTGCGCGTCGTCCCAGGAGTACAGGCGCGGCCACGTGTCCTTGCGCCGCCACCCGTCCTGGCTGGCCCAGGCGTGGATCGTGCCGACCTTGACCGAGTACAACCGGGCAAGATCACGAGCGCTGGCCCATCCGTCCACGCGGGCAATTGTTGCGCATGATTACACGCTGAACAGCGCTTCCTGCCCGTTCACCACAGGTGGTGGTTTGGGGACTTGCATGGCGCGGGCGCGCTCACCGGGGTCGGTGGTGCGCCAGGCGGCGAGGCGGCAGTAGTCGGCGCTGCGGTCGACGCCGATGCCGGTGCGGCCGAGGGCGGCGGCGACGAGCATGGCGGTGCCGGTGCCGGCGAACGGGTCCAATACGAGGGCGGGGCGGGCAGGCGCGTCTGGTTGCGCGCAGGCGCAGGCGTAGCCGGTGATGCCTACCGTCTGCTTCCAGCGTTCCCCGCCGCGTCCATCGGGCCCGTGGGCGCCGTCCATGGCGAGGTCTACGATGCGCTGCTTGCGCCCTTTGCGGTCTTCGATGTTCGTCACGCTGGTGACCGGGCGGCGGCCTTCGCCGCAGGCGGTGCAGATGCCTGGCGGCGACCAGCCTGCGATGATGCGGCGCGGCAGTTCCATGGGGAACGCGGCGAAGTGGTCGATGCCGAGGTGCGCGGGGACGGTGAGTGGCTGGCTAGGTATGTCCCACACCGACCCGGGCAGCTTCCCCAGCGGGTTGTAGGTCCGGTGTTCGGTCATGCTGCCCTTGACGCCTGGGTCGACGGCGTGGCTGCGCCTGCTGGTGCCGATGCCTGCCCGGCCAGTGAACTCTGGCCCCGTCTGCGGCTCGCGGATCTCGTCTACGGCGCTGTAGTACCGGGGCTGTTTCACCAGGTGGAACACGTATTCGTGGGAGGACCGGCAGCGGTCGGTGACGGATTCGGGGAGGCCGTTGGGCTTGGCCCAGATGATGTCCCGCCGCAGGATGAGCCCGAGCTGGTCGGTGCACGCGATCGCGTACCGCCAGGGCAGCCCCAGCAGCGACTTCGGCGGCATGCCCTCAACAGCTGGGCTGCGAATCTTCGCCTTGCCGTCCGAGTGGCCACCGCCAGCCCACTTCTCGCCGAGCTTGGCCATGCCGGATTCGCCGCTGTTGCCGGTGCTGTACTTGTCTCCCAGGTTGACGAAGATCGACCCGGACGGCTTCAGCACCCGCACCCATTCGGCCGTGCACGCCACCAGGTTCGCCAGCCACTCCTGCGGGGTCGCCTCCGACCCGATCTGGCCGCCGTAGTGCGCGCCGCCGTCGGTGTAAGACCTGAGCCCGAAGTAGGGGGGACTGGTCACCACGAGATCAACACTCGCGTCAGGTAGCGGCAGCTCACGGGCATCGGCGCGGAGCACGGCCACGGTCATCCCGCTGCCGCCAGGACGCGTCTGCGGACCACCTGGCGGACAAACGGCAGCCACGCACCACCGAACTCCCACCGCGCCGCGCACTCGGTGCACCCGATGAATGACTTGCGGTGGTCCGCCGCGTACACGTACACCGTCACCCACATGCGCCCGCTGTCGCAGTCCAGGCAGGCCCCGTCCGGCCCCGGGATCTCGAACCGCTTCGTCACCCACGGGTCCAGCAACGCCGCCGCCCTGGCCCGGTCAGCGCCGATCGCCCCGGCCATGTCCGGCGCCCAGTCCCGGAACGAGCACCACGTCACCTGCGGCTCCAGCCAGTCACAAATGACCGTGACAGGCCGGTCAGCCCACCCGGTGCCCGTCACCGGCGGCGCGTCGTCACCGCGGATGTCCGTGATCCACCGCGCCCAGTACGTGACGTCGTGGCGGATCTGGCTGCGGCAGTCCGACGCGGGCTCGCTGAACGGCAGCCCGGTGCCGTCGCCGCCCCTCGCCGCGGGGATGTCCTCCAGGTCCGCGTGCAGCGCGGGCAGCCGCCGCAGGTCCGACGCCAGGTCCAGGCGGCAGCGCCTGCACAGGGTGGCGGCTTCCTCGGCAGGGGTGGGCTCGTCCTGGTCCTGGTGGCGCGGCGCCGCGCAGAACCCCGTCACCAGGCGTCCGCGTGATCGACGCACTTGATCGGCCAGTTCGCTTCGCACAACTCGCAGTCGACTGCGCCCGTGGCAAGCTCCCGCCGCTCGTCTTCGCAGCAGATGCCACCCGCGCAAGCACAGGGCCCGTCAGGCGTCGGGCAGCCGTCACAGGGCACCCATGTGTGCTCATGTGGCGCGGCGTTTGGAACGATTGCATCCGTCGGGCTCATCCTGACGTGCCTCCCGGCGCTGAAACCTCGCCTGCGGCGCCCCCAGGGCCGTACAGGGGCACACGTGGCGAAGGCTGGCACTGCGGCCACTCGCACAACCGCCAGTTGTTCCCGCACCCGTCCGTCCCGCAGTGCCCGTGCCAGGCCTCCGGGTGGCCGCACAGCGTCGGGTACGGCAACGCCGCGCCGAACGGGCGCCGGTGACCGCCCCCGCTGTCAGCCACCGTCATCAGGCGCTCCGTCTGCGGCCGGGGCGATGATGGCGGCCGGTTTCCGCGCCGCGGCCTTGCGGGCCCGGGGCGGCTTCGGCGCCTCGATCGCCAGCGGCGCCGGCTTCGGCGGGGACGTGGCGCATACCCAGCACACCCACGTCTCGGCGCCCGCCACCAGCCAGTCCGCCGGGTCCGGGCCGGAGTAGTACGCCATCCGGCACCGGGTGCACCGGTACGGGGTACCCGCCGCGTCGTCGGGGCCGTTGAGCAGCAGCAGCGCCGCCCGGTCCTTGGCGGCCTCGTCGCGGCGGGGATCAGGGGGGCGGCGCAGCGCGTCGGCGAACACCCAGCACGCCCGGATCACCCGCAGGTCGAACTCGGGGGCCGGGCCGGCGCTGGTGAACGCCGGGGCGAGCACGGTCTGCGCTTCGGCGAACTCATCGCCGGTGAGCGTCCGCGGTTCAGTCATCAGAGCGTTCCCTTCTCGGTCTCGTAGGCGCCGAGCCACATCTTGGCCGCGAAGATCGCGGCACTGCCCACGTGCAGGTGCCCGTCGTCACCTACGCGGACTGTCTCGGCGTCGAGGATCCGGATGATCGGCGCTTGGTCGTTGACCAGCAGAACGGTGATCGATTTCGACATCAGGTGGTCCTTTCCGGCGCCGGGGGCTTCCCCGTGCCAGCGCACAGGGGCTTGCCGTGGGCGGCCATGGTGCCGTCGACACGCAGGCGCCACTTCCGGCCGCAGACGGCACAGCGGCCCCACGGGCGTACCGGGGCGTAGGTCATCAGGGGGTCCTTTCCGGTGGGTTGCGCAGCAGGTCAGCGAACGGGACGCGCACCACGCCAGGCTGTGCGCTGGTCCAGCCATGGCCCGGCTTGTCCCAGGCCATGGCTTGGTGCTGGTTGGCGAGCTGGGCGTCGGCTTCCTGCTGGGCGGCTCCCGCTGACGCGGCGTGAATGGCCAGGAGTGCCTGAACCCACTCACGGGTGACGTAGCCGTGGCGCGAGCCGTCAAGGTTCGTGAACTGGAAAGCGTCGTCCAGTTCGTTCTTGACCTCGTCGATCATCTGGCTGCGGTTGGCCAGCCTGGAGCGCTCGGCGGCGGCGATCAGCGGCGCGGCAGCGGTGAGGATGCGCAGCACCGCGTCCTGGTTGACGAACGGGCACGCTTTCCGGGCTGCGGTGACGGCCTGTTCCAGGGTGGTCGTCATCGGGCGTTCCTTCCGTTGCGCTTGACGGGGCGTTCGCGGTGCCACCAGGCGGCGGCGGCGTGCCACGGGGCCAGCCACGGCCGCCACCACCACGGCGGCCCCGCGCCACGGGTCACGGGGCGCCGCCGGGGAGGGGCCGCAGCGCCCGCCGCGGGCGGGCAGCCTGCCGGGCCCTGGCCACGAGGGCGGCAATGCGGGCCCGGGACTTGGCGCCGGCGAGAGCGGCGGCGCGCTTGCGCTTGCGGCGGTTCCAGTAGTCCCGGGCCATCCACGCATTCACCACGGCGAGGACGCCCATCCATGCCACCAGCCACCACGGGACGCCTCCTGCGGCAGCCAGCGCCGCCACGACGACGTCCAGCACGGCGCCGCTGGCGTACCACAGCACGCCGATCATGGGCCGCGTCGTGGCGGCACCGATCACGAGCGCGTTGATGACGCACCCTGCGGTGGTGGCCAGGAGGATCCAGACGACGGTCATAGCGTTCCTTCCGGCGGGTTGGCGGCCCGCCACGCGGCGGCGAGGGGCCCGGCGGCCAGGGGGTGGCAGACGGGGCAGCGGTACGGCGGGTCGCCGGCGAGGCGGGTGCGCTCGTCGCAGCCGCCGCACCACCGCGGCCGGGGAACCGCCTTGCGCCTGGTCACGGCGGGTCCGGGTACAGCGGCAGGAACCGGGTCCGCGGGTCGGGCTCATTACGGATCGCCGAGCGGATGTAGGCCGCCGGGCTGGCCGGGTGACGGCCGCCGAGGATGGTCGCGTAGGTCCGCTGCGCCCACTCGGCGTCGAGGCGCCGGCCGGTGACGTTCTGAACTTCAGCGATGATCAGATCGATCAGCTCTGGGCTCGCGCGCTTACTACCGTTCGATGATTGATCTACCTCAACCACAGGAAGAGGAGATGGATCAGGATCCAGGGGAGACGCCCGTGTAGACGCGTCTACATCCCGTCTACCGCGAGGCGGGGACCTGCCGGTTTGCTCGTCCCGATTCGCGTTTGAGTTATCCACAGCGTCTACAACTGCGTTATCCACAGCGTCTACACGGCGTCTCGCTGCGCGCCACCGGGCCTGCCGTTGCGCCTTGCTTTTGCGACCCCTTTCCACGTCCTCTGCGGACGGGATTTTGCACGTGCCTTCCTGGATGAACCTGTAGCCGCCGCGTGCCCTCTTCCATAGCCGCGCGTTCACTAGCTCACCTGCCAGCTTGGGGGTGCTGCCGAGCGCCGTGAGGACATGATCTGGCACGGCATCTTCTGTGGGATGCGCGCTCAACCATGCTCCTGCCGTCGCCCATAGGCCCCTGGCCGCTAGCGAGGTCGCCAGAACGCCGGGATGGGTGGGAAATTGGTCGTCCACAAGGAACCAGGGCACTCACTACTTCCCGTCTCCTCGGTTGATGGATATGGCTACGCGTCTGACTTGGCGTGATTGCAGTCCCTGTGCGCCAGGCGCAGGTTCCTGACGTGGTTGGTACCTCGCTTGGCGCGGGGCTGGTCGTGGTCGATGTGCCAGGACTGGCCGGGGATGTAGCCCTGCTGGCAGATGTGGCACTTCCACTGGTCACGCTCAGCGATGCGAAGCAGCAGCCACGCCGGGATCTTGATTCTGCGGCTCACTTACCGCTCTCCAGCATCTTGAGCTTGCGTTCCTGGATGACGCCGCGCATCTCGGCCCACCGGGTCTCGCCGGGCTCGTCTTCGGCGATCGCCAGGTCTTTGGCGAAACGCCTGTGGCGGAGGCGCTGGGTGGAGTGGTGCTGAAGCGCCTCCTTGTTCCACTGCCTGACTTGCTCAGCGGTGGCTTCAGCCTTCGGGATGATCAGGTCACCGTCCGGGGTGGTGATGCCGATGACGCCAGGGATGTCTGAGATGAGGGTGGCTTGCTCGGCCAACTGGTAGGTGCGCTGGCGTAGGCCGGACATAGCACCAGCCGCGAGCGTTGCCGCAGCTTCGAGCAACGCATCCGGATTACTCCCGTACCGTTCCCGGAGTGCTTGCTTGCAAGCCTCGCGGACAGCGATGGGCACGGGACTGTTGTAAGTGATTTCCTGTGCCCTTGCCTGGATGGTTCCACGGTCAAACGTCTTCACTCGGTACTCCATTTCTGTGCAATCTCCAGCAGGGCTGTAAGGCGCTCAATGAACTCGCTTACGTCTACGTGGCTGTCGGGGATGCCAGCGGGTGGCGTCCAGGTCTTGGCGTACGACAACGCCGAGGTCAGGCCGTCAACGGCGCTGCTCCAGGCGTTGAGAGCCTCTTGCTTAGCAGCCTGATAGACACTCGCCATCTGCTGCGCGGCGGCGCGGTCAGTCTCCGCCGTTATCTCGTGAGTCTCGATACGTTTAGGGATCTCACCAGGAGGGAGTTGAGCTAGAACGGCAAGCGTGTACCATGACGCTGGCAAATCGCCAGCGTGCTGGCGATTTGAAAGGTCAGGATGCTTGGCTATCTGCATTAGATAGCGGGCGGTTTGCTCGCTGAACGGCAGCAAGTCGACAGTGGGCAGCCAGTTGCCGTGGCCCACGCGGATCTTCGCCTCGGCGAGTCGGCGCCCCGTCTCTACGATCGACTCGACAGCGCCTTGCCATGCCTCAACCACCCACGCCGATGCCTGCTCCGGCGTCCACTCATCGGGGCGCATTACGCGGCCTTCTAGGAGTTCCTGTATCTCTGTCACGTCCTGGCCCTCAGCACTGCCCTGAGGTGCGCTCTGTGCGCCAGGTTCAGCGGGGAAGCCGCGCCTGCCACCTGCCCAGTTCAGGCGCGGCTTCCCGGCACCGTCACCCCTCGCTGCCCTAAACGGCCGGCGGTGACGGGCTGGAAGGCGGTCCCGGCGGTCGGGCCGGGACCGCCGCTCTAGGGCGGCACGTCCTCGTGCTCGCGGGCCCAGTCGTCGGCCTCGGCGCACGCCAGGAACCAGATGCGGCTGAAGTAGTCGCGCTCGGCGGCGGTGGCGATGCTGACGCCTTGAACGATCACGGCCCCGTGGTCCACCTCAACCTTGAGGCGCTGCCGGCCGTTCGCCCACAGGCTGCCGACCTCACGGAGCGGTGCTGCGCTACTCATCGGTGCCCTCCTGGCTGCCCTCGGCGTCGTCCTGGGCGCCCACGGCGGCGACGGCCTGGGTGATGCCGGTGAGCCGTTCCATCAGCGCCCCCCGGTCGCCCTGGAAGCCCTCCAGGGTGTCGCGCAGCTTCCGGGCTTCCTCATGGGACAGGTTGTTGTGCGACCTGGGGCCGGGGCCGACGCCGAGGGACCGGCCGATGATCTGCTCGGAGATGCCGAGCAGCTGGGCGCGGTCGGTGCGCGAGTCGAACCCGAGTTTCCCGTAGGCGATCTGGATCTTCTGCACGTCTTTGGGGTCGTACGAGCCGGGGAGTTCCTCGGGTGGTACGTCCTGCCAGAGGTTCTGCTCGTCGGGCACGGGACCGCGTGTGCGCTCGGCGGCCCGGTCGTCGGGGGTGGCCTCGACGGTGCCGTGCCGCAGTCGCTCATGCTCGGTGCCGGTTGTCCTGGTGTGCACCGGCTGGGCCGTGGGCCGTGATGGGGGCCGCTGGCGCTGCGGCTGGCGGCCCTGCCGAACGTCAGCCGCAGCGGCACCGTCGTCGTCCTCGCCGACCGGCGTGGCGCCGGTCACGGCGCACAGGCAGTAACGCCGGGCGTAGGTGATCGCGGACCCGAGTTGCTGCGGCGTGCCGGTGCCGAGCGGGTACTGGCCGTCTTCGCGTTCGCCGCTGGCGTGCAGCAGCGAGTAGGCGAGGACGAAGTGGCCGTCGTCACCGAGGGTGGGCCGGGCACTGAACGCCAGGTCGTGCTTGCTGAGCAGCGGCAGGACGGTGTCGGAGACGGCGGCGAGGTCGGCGTACCGGTGCTCGCGGGTGCCGGTCTGGCCTTTGGCGTTGCGTTTGATGGGAGCCAACTCGGCTTGGAGGCCGGCGAGCGCCTTGTTGAGTTCAGCGCCCATCGGGCACCTCTTCGTCGTCGTAGAGCACGTCGGCGTACCGGGGGCACCACCAGTGGCACAGGCGCCCGGGCTCGGCCTCACAGTCGGGGCACGGCCACTCGGCCTCGTCGGCGAGCAGGGCGGTCACTGGTCCTCCCGTTTCGCTTCCGCGCAGACGCCCCGGTACCAGAGGTCCCACTTGTCGGGCCGCTGCGGCGCGGGGGGGCGGTGCAGGATGGCGATGGGGAACCCGTCAGGGGCGTAGTATTCGCGGCGCCCGCTGGCGTAGTGGTAGACGACGCATTCGAGGACGTCGCCGGGGCCCGGTGCCGGAGCTGGCCGCAGCGGATTGGGGGGCTGCGGCGTCGGGGCGTGTCGCTCCGGCACCGGGGGCTTGACGGCGCGGGTGCCGAGCACGAATCCCGCGGCGAACAGGACGGCGGACCATGCGGCCGCGGCGGCGATGATGACGCCGGTCATGACGCCTCTTCCCATGCGCGGTCCTGCAGCCATGCCAGTGGCGCACTGAACGGCAGGCCGGCCCACCGCAGCGCGGGGTCGTCCCATGCGGTGGCTTCGCGGACGGCCAGGCGTGGCGGCCGGGCGGCTTCGGCTTCAGCTTCGACGGCGCACTGCTCCTCGTGGAACAGGCGCATGAAGTCGGGGCGGTGCAGGGCAGTCAGCCGCTTGAGCGCCCGCGCGCGCGCTTTCATGCGCCGCTTGTGGGCCTCGTAGCCGGGGTACTGAGTTTGCTTCGCGGCCATCACGCGGCACCTCTGGCGGCGAACTCGGCGGGGCATTCGTGGCCCGCGCCGCCGCGCCAGCACGTGTAGCAGCCGGGCCGCTGGCACAGGAGGCACGCTTCGCAGGCGTAGCCGGTGATCGCATGGCCGCAGGCGCAGTAGGCGGTGAACGGGCGGGCTGGTGCCGCCCCGCACCGCCGGGCGAAGGCGATCAGTTCCACATCGCACGGGTATCTCATGGCCGCTGTCCTCCCGGCTCGTCGGTGAGGCACATGTAGGTGAACCAGCCGGCGACGCAGGCGAGGGCGCAGCCTGCGGCGATGAGGCACCCCGGGTGCACGATGACGACCCTCACGACGTCTCCTCGGGTGCGTAGGTGGTGCGGTCGAGGAGGTCGGCGACGACGCGGTGGCCGTGCTGGAGGGCGTGCCGTTGCGCGTCGCCGCGGATCGCCTGGGCGGCCGTGCCGTGGCCGGCGCGGCGGTCGAACGTGCAGCCGTCGTGCGTGCACCAGGCGTGGAGGTGGTATTTGACCCGGATCTCCCCGACGCCTTTCACCGGGTCACCTCGCTGCCGGCGATGCGCTTCCACGCCTGGTACTCGGTGTCGGCGCCCTTGCCGAGGTCGCCGTCGTAGAGGGCGGTGGCGGCGGCGAGGGCGAGCGTGGCGTGCACCTGGGCTTCCGCCGTGAGGGCAGCCCGGCGCTGCAACCGCTCCTGGGTGCCCATTGAGGCGTAGAGGCCGTGGTCATAGTCCATGACGCCAGCAGCGGTCATCGTGAGCGACTCAGCCATCTGGTAGTGCTCCTGCGCGGTGCTCACCGGGTCACCTCGGGGTCGAGGACGAAGCCGACGCCGCCGCGTTCGGTGAGGCCGTCGTCGATGCAGTCCGCCCAGTCGCTGCCGGGTACGCGCCCGATGAAGTGGGCGCGGGTGATGCGCCGCAGGCATGCCCCGGCGCGGGGATTCACGCAGGGGTGCCCGGGTGCGGCGCCGCAGTACCCGCAGCGGGTGTGCCGGGCTTCCTCGACGATCTGGTGACGTGTCATGTACTGTCTCCTGTTGTTGCTGGTTGTTGTCGCGGGGCCCGCGCCCGGGGGAAGGGTGCGGGCCCCGGTCCTTTTATGTGCGGGCGAGGATGGCGCGGATGAGGGCGCTGGTGCCCGCGCGGTCCATCGGGTCAGGGGTGCCGGGGCCGCGCTCCGTGGCGGGGTAAAGCTGGAAGTACAGGGCCAGCAGGTCGAGGTACCGCATCCGGCCGAGTTGGAACACGCTGGTGGGTGCCTTCATGCGGCTGCCTCCAGGACGGTGAGCAGTTGCCGGCCGATGTGCTCGGTGTATGCGGGCGGGATGGCGTGGCTGAGCTCGTCCCGGCTCGTCCAGTCGATGCCCATGAGTTGCCGGTACTCGGCTGCGGTTGGGTTGCGGCCAAGCTTTTCCCGGGCGTAGCTAGTGGTGCCGTGCCCGACGACGCTGATAGCGGGGCCTGAGTGCTGGCATGGTGGCCGCATCTCGAAGCCGTGCCATGACGTTTCGAACCACCGTTCGCGGACGAGTTGGCCGACACCTGGAAGGGCGAGGCCGAACATGCAGCCGCAGAGCTTGTAGTCGGCCCGCATCGGCGCGCCGGGGACATTCTCGATGACCCACGCTGTACCGCTTGCCTCGAGCCGTGCCCGAGTCGCGGCGAGCATCCACCCTGTCCCGTGAACGGGATGAGAGCCGCCGCGCGTGTGGTCCTGGCATGGCGGGCTGGCGTGCTGAGCGTCGAACGGGCCGAGAGTGGCGATGAAGTCCTCGTCAAGCGCGTCGCCCTGGACGAACTCGAACGGATAGTGCGGCTGTGGCGCGATGTCCACGCCGACCACAACGAACCCGGCCCGCGCATAGCCTGCAGCGGCACCGCCTGCCCCGCAGAACCGGTCGAGCAGCCGCGCCTTCATGGGGTCATCTGCCGTAGTTCGACGCGGACGCAGGCGTCTTCCCCGGTGCCCCAGATGTCGACGTACCGGATTTCGATGCCGGGGAGGGCGCCTTCGGGGGTGCAGAGGGGTGCCCAGTCCCGGCGCGCGGTGATGAGGTACCCGGGCGCTTCGGTGGTGGTCATGCTGCTGCCCCCTTGCTGGCAATGTGCGGTGCGCGGATGGCGGCGACGAGGTCGGCCTGGTCCTGGGTGAGCGGTTCGTCGTCCTTGGCGTCGGCGAGCGCGGCCGCGCGGACCTCTTCGGCGGAGCGGCAAAGAGTCATGGCCGCCTCCCGATAAGCCAGGCGCCGATCACCATGCCGAGGAGGACAAGGCCACCGCCCACAAGCGCGGATACGATCTGCTGGCCCCAACTCATGGTGTGCGCCGTTTGGCTGATGCGCGGAGCCGTTGCTGCGCGGCGGGGGTGAGGCGGTGCCGGCGGAACATGCGCCGGGTGCGGTAGGCGGCGAGGGCGGCGATGCGCCGGTCGCCCAGCCAGAGGAACAGCCTCACGACGCCGCCGCCTCCGGCTCGGGCTCGGGAACCGGGTAACTGATGGCGTCGAGCGTGACGCCGAGCTGGTCGGCGATGCGGCGGAGCACGTCGGGGGCGGGCTGCCGTATGCCGCTTTCGATCTGCGACATGTACGCCTTGGTGATGCCCGCGCGGCCGGCGAGGGACATCTGGGGGATGCCGAGCGCTTTGCGGATGGTGCTGATGCTCGCGCCGTTGGCTTTGCGGTTCATGGGAAGTGACTCTAGCTAACTCGGGTTTACTCCGCAAGTGATGTGCAGAAAACTCTCGTTTAGTCACACTAGTGCCAACCGTCACAACAGTTAGCGCAGGTAACTCGTATGTTGACTTAGCCAAAGTTAACAGGACAAAATGCCTGTCATGACATCCGCGGTCGGTGAGCGCATCCGGTTGCGCCGGCAGCAACTCGGGCTGCGGCAGGCGGACCTGGCTGCGCGTGTCGGCGTCAGCGAATCGGCAGTGCTCGGCTGGGAAAAGGACAGGTTCTTCCCGTCGCGCCATCAGGGCGCGCTCGAGGACGTGCTCGGCATCAGCCTGGCCGCTGCTAACGGCACCACCCCGCCGCCGCCCGCGGACCCGCGTGAGCGGGAACTGTGGGACCTGGCGGTGCAGGACATGCCCCCCGCTCAGGCATGGGAAGTGGTTGAGGAGTACCGGCGGCGCAGGCGCCGCATCGCCTAGCGGGCTTAGGCCACCGCGTTTATCCACAGGGAGGGAAACAGGTGGGTGACGACGCTTCATCGCGGTCACTGGACGTGCAAGCGGGGCAACTGAGGGAGTTCGTGGCCGATCTCGCCGCGAGGGTGGCGGCGATCGAGGCGGCGCGGGACCGGGCAGAGCGCCGGGACCGGATCGAGGAGATCCTGGCCACCGCCGGCCAGCCGCCCGGTCCGCGTCACGCGGCGCCGAAGCACCGGGAGCGGCCGGACTGGCTGCGGGTGATCCCGGGGGGGATGGCGGCGCTGGTGCCCATGCCGGGTCACGGCGCGGCCGGGTTCCTCCCGGCGGCGGGACATGTGTTCCTGGGCCGGCGGGCGTGGCCGCGGTGGGCGGTGGCCGCGCTGGCGTTCGGTCTCGCCGGGGCGGTCGCGGCGCCTACGGCCGCCGATGTGCGGGACACGTCCGCGGTGGTGTGCGCGTCCCGGTGCGGCGACGGTGAGGGCGGCCCGCAGCCTTTAGTGCAGCACCATGTGCACGCCCGCGTCACTGACCGGCTTATCATGATCCGTCATGATCTAGGGCATCCCTAGCCGCACGTCTTCGGTGTTGAACCCCGGGCCGCGCTTGCTGGCCGGGAGGACGGTGACGGTGAAGCACGCGGCGACGAGGGCCCGGCGGGCAGCGAGCGTCAGGGCGTCGAACTCTTCGCGGGTGATGCTGGTGTGGGTGCCGCGGAGTCTCGCCTGCGCGTCCCCGGCGGCCAGCTCGCGGAGCTGGGCGAGGCGCCGGTCGATCGATTCGATACGGCGCAGCAGCAGCGGCAGGTGGCCGCCCTTAGCGGGGTCGGCGGCCAGGGCCTCGGCCTCAGCGCGCTGCATGGCCAGCGCCCGGAACTCCCCCGCAGTGGCCGCGGTGACCGGCCGCGGCGGCGGGTTGGCCTCGTGGCCGAGCCGGGCGATCGTGCGGGTAATGACGTACTCATCGAGGAGTGCCATGGACCGCTGCACTTTGCGGCATCCGGGCTTGATGCAGCGGTAGCCGGCCGTTTTGCCCGGCCGGTTCTCCGTCTTGATCATCAGCGGTGAGCCGCATGCGCCGCACCGGGCGATGCCGGACAGCAGGTACTTGCGCGCGTTAGTGGTGTAGCCGAACCCGGCCGCTTTGGCGTCGAGGACGGCGCGCACCGCTTCCCAGGTCTCGCGTTCCAGGATCGCCTGCCAGGCGCCCGGGTGGACGCCGTCGGGCATGAGCCCGGCGTACCGGGGCCGGGCGAGCATCTTGCGCAGCGCGCCGTGGGTGAACGGGCCGCCGGTCGGCACCGTGTGCCCGCGGGCGGTCAGGTCCCGGGCGATGGCGAGCGTGGCTTCCCCGCCGAGGACGCGCCGGGCGGCTTCCTGGACGATGACGACCTCAGCGGGGATCTGGTTAATGCCGTCGGTGGCGAACCCGTAAGCCCTGCCGCCCCTGCCGCCGGGCCTCGTGCGGCCTTCGCGGCGCCAGCGCTTGTACTGATCCTGGCGGCGTTCACTGGTGCGCTGCGATTCCTCTTCCGCGAATGCGGCGCGTATCCATAGTTCGAGCCGGTTCTTATCCAGGTCGTAGGTGCCAGTGGGGCTGGCGAGCTTGACGCCTTTATTGTCGGCCAGGTCGAGCAGCTTACTGAGATCCTGGGGGCGCCGGACGAGGCGGTCACCGTGATAGACGACGATGGCGTTGATGCGGCCGGTGTCAACGTCACCGAGCATCCGGTCCCACTGCTTGCGCTTGCGGTTCTTCTGCCACGCGGACTTTGAGTGGTCGCAGTAGACGTCCACGACCTCCCAGCCGAGCCGCCCGGCGAGGTCGCGGCAGATGCGCTCCTGGTCGTCGACCTTGGTGGTGTCACCGAGCGCGGCGAGGGATATGCGGGTGTAGATCCCGGCGCGGGGAGGGTCAGCGGCTTTCATAAATGCCCTGTTACTGGCGTGGCGTGCGTGAATTAATGGGCCTGGGATTGCCTTTTGTGGTAACGCAGGGTGAATGCGGGTACAATTCTAACATGGAAGGTCCCATGTCTCCCGAACACCCCATATCGAAAAGTTACCGTGACCTGCCGGAATGGCAAAAGGCCCACGCGGCATATCTCGCGGAGCCCGATGATCTTGAATTGCGCTTCTTTAACCGGATCGAGGCGGTGCGCAGGATGCACGAGATCGAGCGCCAATGGGAAGCCGGTCACTGACCGAGGTTCAGCCCGGTCTCTTCGGTGATCTTCCGGCCCGCGGAACTGCGGCGAAGGTCGCGCCGTGACTCATCCGCTGGCTCCTGGATGGTGACCGTGCCGGCCGGGCCGGTGACCCTCAGCCGTCCGCGCCCGACGCGCTCGACGGTGCCCCCGGCGCCGCGGATCGCGGCGGCAAGTTCGCGGGCGGCGCTGCTGCGCCAGCGCTCAGGCACCGTGGCTCCCTCTGTGCCTGCGCAGCATGTCGGTTATGGCCCAGAGCGCCCAGGCGGCAGCGACTACGAGGAATCCGATGGCAGCGAGGCGCACTGCCATCGGAGCGGGAAGCAACGCTACGGCGGCAATGCAGACGGCAGCGACGGCGATGACGCCTAGCCGCGGGCGGTTCATGGCGTCCGGCCCCACATGACCCGGAGCCGGGATACCTCCCGCTCTAGCTCCGGTCCCGTGTCCTGCCTGTTCACGAGGAGGCGCCCGAGGAACTTGGCCGTCTCCCAGTACTTGCGGAACCCACGCTCTTTACTCACTGGCCGTTCTCCCGCCGCGCGACGTAGGTGCCCTTGCCGGGTCGGACGATGACGAGGCCCTCGTCTTCCAGGATGTCGATGCCCTTGCGGACGGTGACGTGGGTGCAGCCGGTCATCTGCTCGATGCTCTTGACTGACGGGATCACGGCCCCGGGAGGGTAGGTGCCAGCTTCGATGTCGGCGCGCAGCAGGTTCGCGATCTGCTGGTAGAGGGGCACGTCGCTGTCGCGGTCGAGTTCCACACGCCAAGTCTGTACTGGCATAGCCCTCTCGTCTCTATCGGAACATGATCTATCACGCTAGCTAAGGTACGGCAGGATTGCCTAGATACTACTAGCATGATCTATCGTGATTCCGTAACGTGTAGGCCACTACCGTCTCCGCTAGGAGGAACCATGCCAGTCATCGCCAAGCGCGCTCTCGCCGTCCTCGGTGCCCTCGCGGTCGCCGCCGCTGTCGCCGCCGGGGTGAGCGCCCCGGACATGCACCTGCACGGGCCCCCGTCCGCTGACGGCAGCGGCACGAGCGCCCCGGACATGCACCTGCACGGGTAATGAAGCTGCTCGATCCGCCGCTGACGTACGGGCGGCCAGGAGGGGGAACGATGACGGAGCACCACGCGGCCCCGGGGCCGTACGAGACGCTGGCCGAGGCGGAGGGCGCGGTGGCGCACATCCTCGCCTCACCGCCGGCGGCGGTGACGGACGGGAATCACCGGCTGATCGAGGACACGCTGCGCGCGGCGGGGGTGGAACTGGCCGCCTATGATCACGCGATCGCGCTGTGGCTGGCCGGGACGGCTGCCCCGGCGACGGTGGCCGTGGTCGTCGGCTGGATCACCCGCGCGGCGGAGCACCGGGACCGGTACACCGACGCGGCGAACATCCCGCCGCTAGGTGTCGGGATGAACAGCGGCCCGTCAAACTGGCCCGAGGGGTGGGGGGAGAAGAAGTGACCGGGTGGCGCAAGTCGTCGTACTCGAACCCTTCGGGGAACTGCGTGGAGGTTGACGTGCCTGAGCCTGAGTTCCACAAGTCGTCGTACAGCGGGGTCAACGGTCACTGCGTGGAGGTGGCCCCGGGTGACGTGGTGGCCGTGCGCGACTCGAAGGACCCGGCTGGCCCGGTGCTGGCGTTCGCCCCGGAGGCATGGGCCGTGTTCGTGGCCGGGGTGAAGGACGGGAGGATGCCGGGATGAGTACCGAACTGCGCAAATCCAGGCTGGCCTGCGCCGTGGGCCGCTGCGAGTCCTGCGGGGGCGGCCTGATCCGGGACGGCATCGTGTGCGAGTGCCGGTGTCACCGCCGCGGTACCACCAAAGAGGCCCGTGCCCGGGACGAGATCGTGCGCCGCCAGCAGGCCGCCAAGACCTGACGACAGTGGCCCCGGGACGCTTCCGCGTGCGCCCGGGGCCCGGCCCCGCTAGGAGGGACCATGACGAACCGTACAGGCAACCGCGCTGGCTGGCAGTACGCCCTGGCCGGGTTGTTCATCGCGTCGATCGCCGCCGTCATCTCCTACAACGACGGCCTGTTCGTGGCCCGGCTGGCGGGGAACCACGACCGGCAGGCGTTCCTGTACCCGTTCCTCCCGGATGGCCTGATCGTGGTGGGCCTCCTGGCCCTGCTGGAGGCGGCCCGCCGTGACATCCCCCGGTCGAGGTGGGCGACGGGCGCGGTGCTGCTGGGGGTGGCGATGACCCTGGCGATGAACGCGGGCGCGGGGATCGCGCATTCGGTGCTGGACGCGGTGATGGACGGCCTGGTGCCGGTGGCGTTTTTCGTCGCCGCCGAGGTTGTGCTGTGGCATGTTAGGCGTGGCCGGGGCGGTCCCGTCCTAGACGCCCTAGGCACCGCCCCGGCCGCTTCGCCCGGCACGGTTCCGTCGTCGTCTTTCGAGGCGGCGAAAGCGCGCATGCGGGAGGCTGCGGACCATCGTTTCCGGTACAGCGACAATGAGGCGCGTGCAGACTTTGGCCTGACCCGCAGCGAGGCGGCGAAAGCGCGCGGCCAGGTCACCCAAGAGACCAGCCGGGGCGGTTCATCCCAGCGGGACCATTCCAGGACCGTCCCGGCTGCTCACGTCCCGGCCGGGGTGGCTGACGCCGCCATGCCCCCGGCCCCGGCCGGGACTCACCTCAACGGGTACGCCACCCATGGCGGGTAAGCCCCAAGGGTTCCTGGACTCCCTCGGCGCCGCGCTGTGGGTGCTGCTGAAGCTCACCGTCCGGGCCGCCACCGGGCAGCACCTCGACGGCCACCGGCGCAGCGACGCCACGATCTGGCACGACGGGACGGAAGCCGAACCGCACCACTGGTCCCGGAACCCGTGGTGGCCGCGCCTCGCGGGGTGGAAACGCGCGGTGGTCATGTTCTGGGTGCCGGGCGCGGCAGGGTGGGCGCTGCTGTTCCACCGCGGCGGCACGGAGCGCGTGATGGCCGTCGTTGCGGGCGTTCTCCTTGGGTGCGCGCTGATCCGCGCTGCCTTGTGGTGGCCGGAGTGGGGGCATTACCGGTCCCGGGTGCGCCCGCTGCACTGGAAGCTGGCCCCGCTGCTGGCGCTCCCGCCGAGCACCAAGCCGGGCGACTGGCTGGCCATCCCCCCGGACTACGCCACCAACCGGGATGCCGAGGTGGTGCTGTACCCGCCGCGGGATTTCACTGCCAGCGACCGGAACCGGGACGACGTTCAGCGGGCCGTGGCCGTGGCGCTCCCCGAGCTGGAGGCACCCGACTTCGACTTCGGCGCCCTGGCCGGGCATAAGCCGCGGATCATCGTGAAGCACAGCGACCCGCCGCCGACGCTGGTCACCTGGGATCAGATCGCCCCGAAGGTCGCCGCCAAAGCGGCGCATGAACTGGTCACCGGCATCGGGAAGCACAGCGAGGTCATCAAGGTGTCGGTGGAAACCGACTCGCCGCACTTCGGGATCAGCATGGGCACGGGCGCGGGGAAGTCGAACCTGGCGGCGTTCTGGCTGGTGCAGCGGTTGCGGCAGGGTGACATCGCCCTGATTCTGGACGCCAAGCATTTCAGTCATCCGTGGGCATTCAAGGACATGGACGCCGAGTACGGGCTGCTGCCGAACGTCCGGTATGCCCGGTGGATACCGGACCTGCATGAGGCGATGCTGTGGCTGGGCCGGGAACTGTCGTCCCGCACCCTCGCCGCGGAGCGCGTCATCAATGCGAAAGGTGACCTGCTCAAGGATGTCGGCCCCCGGTTGTGGATCGTGGCGGAGGAGATGAACCTGGCCACCCCGCTGCTGAAGCAGCACTGGGCTGACGTCCGGGACAAGGAGGACGTGAAGAAGTCCCCGGCGCTGACCGCGTTCGGGGGGGTGGCGTTCGCTGGCCGGGCGGTGAAGATGCACCTGATCGTCATCGGGCAGCAGCTGACCGCGGAGACGCTCGGTGGCGGGTCGGTGCGGGAGAACATCGGGGTGCGGTGCCTGGCCCGGTACACGCAGAACTCGTGGAAGATGCAGGCGGGTGACGTGCCCATGCCGCCGTCACCGTCTGTGCCCGGCAGGGTTCAGTGCATCGCGTCCGGCGGGGTCAGCGAAACCCAGGTGCCGCTGATGGACCTGGAGCAGGTGCGTGAGCTGGCGGTCGGCGGCACCGTCACCGGCTGCCCCCTGGATATGCCCGGTGCCGCGTCCCCCGCGGAACTGCCTGTCCCAGCTCCTGACGCCATCCATATGAGCCCTGACCAGCCGAATGTCCTAGGAATGACCCTCGCGCAGGCCATCGCTGAGAGTGTGCTGCGCCGCAGCCTGGAGTCGGCGCGGAAGGAAGCGCAGCGCCCGGGATTCCCGGTGCCGCTGAACCCGGAGGACGGTTCCGGTGTCGCCAAGCGGTACCGGCCGAGCGACCTGGACGCGTGGGAGAAGGAGAAGGTGCTCCGATGACAGACAGTGACACCCTGACAGGCAGGCCGCCGGACAACCCGCCCCCCGGCCAGGAGTGGATGCCGTACCCGGGCGCGGGGTACTACGAGTTCTCCCACCGCGGGAAGGCCCGGTCGGTGGACCGGACGATCGGCGGCAAGTTCTACCCCGGCAAGGAGCTGGCGACGAGGCTGAACAACCAGGGGTACGTCCTGGTGGACATCCGCCTGGATGACGGCACTAAGAAGACGGTCACCATGCACTCGGGGGTCCTGCGGTCCCATGACCGCGACCCGGAGGCGTGGGAGGAGTGCTGCCACGGCCCGGGAGGGCCGCAGGACAACCGGTGGCCGGAGAACATCCAGTGGGGAACCCGCGGGCGCAACCTGGCGGACATGGCCGCGGCGCGGCCCCCAAGGCCGGAGAGGACGTGCCCCCGGTGCGGCATGGGCCACCGCGGCCGGGCACGGAACTGCCCCGACTGCATGACGGCGATGGGCGTCGCGGCGGCGGGGGAACTGGCGGGGGGGAAGATGCTCGACCAGGTGGCGGATGACCTGGATTACCCGCCGGCCGGGGTGTACCGGCTGGCGGTGACCAAGGGTGGCCTGCACGTGCACGCCGGCCCGTGCCCGCGCCTGGTCGTCGTGGAGGAGGAGCTGAACGCCGCAGCCCGCGCCGCTGGTCACACAGGGTCATGGCTACGCAGGGTGATAAATCGCCGGGAAGCGTCCCGCCGGAATAGTGACGCACAGTGACCGATTTGGGGCCCCCGAGAATACAGGGGCGAAACGCCCGCCCGCTGGGCGCGGCTTCGCCGCGCTGTTTCGCCTGTGGCCTGGGACAACGTGGGACAGTGTCACAGCCCGTGTCCTACACGGAGAGTGACACTGTCCGGGGCCCCTGGTGGTGGTGGCACCCTGTAATCGGTGACGGTGTGTGACGGTGGGGGGGTGGCTGGCCGTGGCCGTGGTCCTCGCCGCCGGGGTGTGGCGGGCAGTCGACCTGGCGTTCCGGCCGTGGAAGAAGTGCTGGGCGTGCAAGGGGACGGGCAAGAGCAGGCTGTCCGGCGAGAAGTTCTACGACGACTGCCGGTGGTGTGACGGCGGCAAGAAGCCCCGCCAGCTGAGAAGAGGCGCGCGGCTCGTGCGCCCCGATCTGAAGGAGAAGTAGATGTGCACGCCTAGTAACATGCCGCCGATGTGTTCCTGCCCGCATGACCCCGGCCGCAGCGCAGTCGGCCGCGGCGCAGACCCCGCCGTGAAATGGGTGGCGGCGGTCGTGCTCGCCGCGGGCATCGCGTGGGTGATCATCGCGGGGTATGGCGCGTGGCTGCTGCTGGCCGGGTGGCTGATGCTGATGGGAGTGGCCGCACTGGTGTCCCTGGCCCGGGATCGCAGGGCGCTGGAGGCTGCCACAATTGCCCTGGACGTTCGGAGTTACGGGAGGGACGCACGTGCCGTACCAGCCGCTGTCGCCGCTGCTGACCACGCTGACCACCTGCAAGCAGTGCTGGTGCACGGTGGCGCACCTGGACCAGCGGGCCCACGACGAGAAGTGCCCCGCCCGGCGCGAATGCTGCCGCGACCAGGGCGACGCTGAGCCCGTCCTGGAGGTCGCGTCGTGATTGTGTTCGTCAGGATGCGGATTGAGGTCCCCGATGACAGCCGCCCGTCAGCGGTGATGGCGGCGGCGGCGGACGCGGTGAACCGGGACACCCCGTACAAGGTCACCCTGGTGGAACTGGCCGACCCGTGGCCGCAGCTGCCCGGCCCGCCGGACCCCCCTAACGCAAAGTGACCCCCGCCCCCTCCCGGCTGTGCTGGTACCCGGGAGGGGGCGGGGGTTGCCTAGGGCTTGAACGCGACGACGAGGACGGTGGCGAGGGACACCAGGATCGCCACGGCGGCGATGAGCGTCCCGTAGTCGAGGCGCCGTTCCGTGCGCTGCCCGGCCGCGCCGACGCCCATGGACTCGATGCGCACCACTCGTTCCTTCAGGTCGGAGATGGTGGCCGCCTGCGAGGCCAGCCCCGCAGTGGTCTGCGCCGCGTTGGCCCCGATGGTTTCCTTGGTGGCCTGCTCGGACTTGGTGATCGCCAGGGTGTTCGACTTGTTCTGTTCCGCCGCCGCTTCCTTCTGCGCGGCGAGGGCCGCGGTCAGGGCCAGGGCGTTAGAGGCGAACGTCCCGTCGATCGCGCTGAACTTTTCCAGGGACGTGTCCTGGACGTTGCGGAGCTGCGACTGGATGAGGTCTTTGGCGGAGGTGACGGCCCGGTCAATGTCAGTGGGGAACTTCGCCACCGAGTCGGCCAGCACCTTGGTGGCGACGTCCATCCCGTCGATCCGGGCGCCGAGCAGTTCGCGGAGGCCGCTGACGGCCTTGTCCACCTCGGAGGGGATTTTGTCCTGGGTGGCGGCGAGGAGCCTGGTGGCCCGGTCGATGGCGTCGATGCGGGATTCGAGGAGTTCCCGCAGGTTGACGATGGCCGAGGCGGTTTCCGCCCGGAGCGCGGTGCGGCCCTGCGCCAGTTCGGGGTCGATCTTGCCGATCCGCTCGGCGAGCAGGATGGTGGCCTGGTCCATCCCGTCGAGACGCTGCTCGATCAGTTCCCGGAGCCCGGCGATCCGTTCGGCGAGGGTCCGCAGGACCGCGGCTTCGGTTTCGCGGAGCTGAGCCGTAGTCAAAACTGTTGGATCAGGCCGCGGTCTCCAGTCGTACTGCCGGGAGGCCGCGTTCGCGGCGGCGGCTTCGTCTTCCATCGGCTCACCGCCGTTAGCCACTGTGGCCCCCCAACGGTCCGTGCTGTTGCTGCTGTTACCAGGCCGCGGCGGTCACAAATTCCGCCCACGCCCCTGGCGTAACGTGCCGCCAGTCGTTCGGGTGCGGTGCGGCCAGCCCGACCTTGTCGTACACCCAAGCAGCAAGGGACGAACACACAACGTGCCCTGGCACGAGCCCGGTGGCGGGGTCCTTCTCGGCCCACAGCGCGCCGAGGCCGAGCGCGTTGAACGCGTCTTCGGCGATGCCGCCCTCCCAGTCGTAGGCAGTACCCAGGAGCTTGACGGCGAGGTAGCACACCTGCGCCCGCTGCTGGGCCGTCTTGGGCTGGGTGCTGTTGGCGATGGTGCGCGGGTCGTTCAGGTAGGCCCTAGCATCCGCCCACCCCACGCCTCCCGGTCTCGCCTCGATGGCCCATGGCACCCCGGCGGCGTCCAGGTGGTGCATGACGGCGACGTGGGAGGCGGCGGGTTCGCCGGCGAGGACGGCGCCGAGTTCGATGAGCTTGGCGGTGTCCGAGGTGCCGGCGGTAACGAGGACGTCGCCGGGCTGCGGCGGCGCGGTGATGAGCCGCAGCAGCGGTTCAGCGGTCACAGCGCCTCCCTGAGTATGGTGCAGTCATGACGCCAGATGAGGTCGTTGCGCTGGAAGCGGGCGCGGCGAAACTGCGCGCCCGCATGGAGCAGTTGCGCGGCCTGTCCCGCCGTCTGCCACCTGAGATCAAGGCGGAACTGAACCGCCTCGGCCACGGTGCCGATCCCGATGGTTTCTTCATGTGCAACGCCCACGACGAGGGGCTTCAGTGCTGCCTGGATATCCTGGCCGGCCAGGACCCGCAGGCGACCTGAGAACTCACGCGCTGGGATGCCACTCGTCGTCGAAAACGAGTGACTCGTCGTAGTGGCCGCCGGTTTGCGCTTCGCCGGCGTACTGGACGGCGACGACGCCGGTCATGTCGTGGACGGTTTTGGTGCCGTCGAGGGTGGCGATCCACAGGTGGAAGTCGGTGACGACGTGCAGCCCGGCGGCGTTCATGGCGTTGAACAGGGGGGTGAGGGTGGCGCGGTTGCAGTAGATGACCGCGTACGCGCCGGGGAGGGCCTTGTGCCGGGCTTTGACCCAGGTGACGGCGGTGGCGGGGGTGGCGTCGCCGGTTTCGACGTCGAGGATGCCGGCGCCGGCGGCTGCGGTTCCGTTGACGTCGATGCGGGCGTGCGCGGCGTGGCGGAACCGGTCGAAGTCCGCGGGCTTCCAGGCGAACGACCCATTCACGTACCCCGCGACAATGTCAAGCCCGTGGGTCGGGATGTCTCCCGGGGTGGTGGAGTCGCGCATGATGCGGGTCATTTCTGGCTCCCTGTGGCCGTCTTCCGGTCCCGGTAGGGCAGATCATGAGGTTCCCCGAGCCACATGCAGCAACTGCCGTCCCTGCGCAGAGGTGCCTCGCAGTAGGTGCAGCGCGTTTCGTAATAGTCGGCCGCCCGGGTCATATCTGGCCTCCGGTGGGTGGTGGCATGGGCGGCGGCACCGGGGTCATGCTCACCACGGGCGGCAGCACCGGGGGCACCGGGTCACCGGGGCGCACCTGGTGCGGGGCGAGGTACGCGGCGGCGAACGCGAGGATGCCGGGGACGGCGGCGTAGATCAGCGACACCAGTCCCGGGTCGATGTTCCCCTTGAACACGTACGTTTGCAGCAGCCAGATGGCGGCGCCGGAGACGACCCCGGCGAGCCCGGCAGCCTGCGTTTTCGCCTCTACCGGGGCGCGGGCGGGGGTCATGTCAGCCGATCCTGCGGCCGGTCAGGTACGAGTTCGCGAACAAGGTCGTATTGCCCGCATTTGAGGTATTTTGTGCCCACTGGAAGATCAGGTTCCCGGCGGTGCTGGCGGTGACGATGGTGCCCCAGAACTGGGCGTTCTGGTGGGTGGACGCGCCCTGGCCCTGGCTGGTGACGCTGTTGGTGTCGAGGTTCTCCCCGGTGCCGACCAGGATCCCGGACGCGTCGGTGCCGAACCGCTGGAAGATCGCCGTGGCCCCGGCGGGGACGGTGAACGACGACTTCCAGTCACCGCCGGTGGGGGAGGCGTACCGCAGGTACACATGGAACTCGTAGATCGAGTTCGCGGCGACGGGGAACCGCATGTCCGCATCGTTGACCAGCGTGGTCTGCGAACTGATGATCTGGTTGGCGGACTTCACCCCGGACAGCGCCACCAGGAACACATTGATATCGCTCGCGGTGAGCACGTCGCCGACGTTCCACACTTTGGCCGTCACTGGCGTACCTCCTGGGTCAGAATGCGAGCTTGCCGGTGTTCAGCAGCCCGAAGACGGGGTCGTCAAGGATGAGGAACCCGGTGTAACGCAGCGCCGACTGGAGGGTCCAGGTGGTGGACCAGGTCCCGGCGACGGCGTCGAGGTCGTGCTGGATGCCGCGGATGAAGCAGTCCTGGACGATGGTGGTGCCACTGTTCTGCGGCCGCCGGTACACCTGGATCCGGTCGCCGATCTCCCTCGCGAGCACCTGGGGGAACAGGCCCGCGGGGTCGGCGACGGGGTCGAGGGTGATGGCGTCGAACCGGTCATCGCCGGCCAGGGACACCGCGAGGACCCACTGCGCCCATTCCAGGGTCGTGGGGTCGTCGTTGAGGATCAGGTCACTCCGCGCGTAGGTGCGGGGGAACAGGTACGTCCGCTCCGACGCGGCGGACTCCGCCTCCTGGAGGGTGCCGCCTACGCTGGTGGCCTGGATGTCGTTGGCGAGGGTGGTGTCGTCGGTGGCGCGGCGGTGCGGGATGCACGCCAGCTCGGTGAACGCCCCGTGGATGGTGCCGGGCAGGTCGCCGAACACGGCCTGCACCTGCGCGGACCGGGCGTCCTCGAGGATGGCCTGCCGGTTGCGGAACACCACGAACCCGCCGCCGTCCATGTACAGCGCGCCGATCTCCGAGTCGGTGGTGAGCTGCAGCAGCTTCAATGCGGTGTCGCCCCACGTGGTGCCCTGCACGGGGGAGTCGCCCACGGAGATGCGGCGGTGGTCGGTGTACCAGGCGGCGGCGTCGAGGATGCGGGTGACCCGGGCGCCGGAGTCTTCCCCGTCGCCGTCGCCAACCCCGCCCCCGCCGCCGCCGCTGGCGGGGATGGTGATCCCGGCGAGGACTTTGAACCCGTCGTCGGCGGTGATGGTGACCTCGTCGTAGCCCATGTCGTAGGTGAGGTCCGCACCGGCGAACGACGACGTGAACCCGGCCCACATCGGGTAGCTGACGGACCCGTAGACGGCGCGGACCCGGAACGGCACCATCGGCCGCAGCGACCCGAAGTACACGCTGGACGGGTTGTCCGGGTCGAGGTTGCCGCTGGAGTTGTCGAACGTGCCGGTGGCGGTGCCGCCCTGGTAGGTGATCAGCGGCCCCTGCACGCGGGTGGAGGGCCGGCTGATGGAGCCGTTGATGAACAGGCCGGCGATGTCTGTCCAGGTGGTGGAGTCGGCGAGCATGTTCCCTTCGGACAGTTGCCCGTACACGGGGTCGTCGAGGATGAACGTGCCGGCGGGGACCTGCGGCGCGGCGGCGGTGAGCCCGGCTTCGATGACCACCTGCGGGTACCCGGCCCTGGGGGTCATGGGGTTCGGCGGCGGGGTGAGGGACGCGACGACGGTGATGACCAGGGCCGCCGTCGCGGTGAGGTTGTTCGCGTCGGTGATGGTGACGGTGAAGGGGGAGGTGGCCGCGTCCGCCAGGGGGGTGCCGAAGATGAACCCCAGCGGGCCGAGGGTGAGCCCGTCAGGCACGGACCCGCTGGTGACTGTCCAGGCGAACGGGGCGGTGCCGCCGGTTTCGGTCAGCGCGGTGTTCGGGTAGGCAACACCCACGGTGGCGGCGGGCAGCGATGTGGTGGTGATCACCGGGGGCCCGGCGCTGCCGGTGATGGTGATCGACAGGGCGGCGGTGGCGGTGACCGCGTTGGTGTCGGTGGCCTTGGCGGTGAACGAGCTTGTCGCCGCGGCGGTGGGGGTGCCGGTGATGGCGCCGCCGCCTACGGTCCCGCCGGCGATGGTGGCGTCGATCTGCTGCAGCAGCGGGATGCGGAAGTCGGCGGGGTCGGTGATGATGTTGTTGACGTTCTTGTTCTGCTGCTGATACCACGCGTACAGGCCGGGGGGCAGCGCGGCAGCGAACCCGTTGACGTAGTTCAGGTACTCGGTGACGCTGCCCGGGCCGGTGTCCGGCGGGACGGCGGAGTTTCCGAGGGAGGACCCCATCTCCCCGACGCCGACGCGTTTGCCGGTGGCGGCGGCCATCGCCATGAACGGGTCGATCCGGGTGCCGGAGTTGTAGGTATTCGCGTAGAAGTCGATCATGTACTCGTCGACGACCGCGGCCGACGCGCCGGAGGGGAAGAAGGACGACCACAGCAGGTGCTTCGACCCGGCCGAGTCGTGGACCAGCAGGGCACCGGGGGTGTGCACCGCCCCGGCGTAGAACACGAGCCCCGCCTTGTACAGGACCGGGCTGGCGACCTGGTCCTCCACTTCCTGCCAGATGATGACCTTGACGGTCAGCCCCAGGTTCTGCATCGCCGTCACCGACGCCTGCAGCCCGTTGTAATCGTGGGTAGTAGGCGGGTTCAGCGCCGGCTTGACGCACAGGTACAAAACCAGGTTGTTGTTGAGGCAGTCCTGGATCGTGTTGTCGGCGGCGGTGGTGGGGAAGATCCCGGACCCGTCCGGGTTGACCTGGAAGTAGCATTTGCGGCCGGTGCAGTTGATCCCGGTGAGCGTCTCCCACGCGGCGGTCACGAGGGTCGGCGACGGCTTGTCGCCGGACGCCACGGTGATCCCGGACAGCCCCCCGCGCCCGCCGGTGGTGGCCAGGGACGTGCCCGCTGGCAGGGAGCCCACGGTGATCGCCCACGAGTACGGGGGGGTGCCACCGGCGGCGGTCAGGGTCTGGTTGTAGGGGAGCCCCACGGAGCCGCCGGGCATCGGCGAGGTGGTGGTCACCGACAGGCCGGACGCCGCCGTCTCCTTGAAAATGACCAGGGCGCCGGCCCAGGCGCCCTGATGCAGCGACGACGAGTACGACGCGGTGACCGACTGCACCCCGGCCGCCAAGCCCGTCTTGTACGACGCGGAGAAGGTGTTGAGCTGGTTGGCGATGGTGCGCAGCGCCGTGTACCCGGTCGGGGGCGTCCACGTGGCGCCGGCGGTGGCGGTGGTGAACACGTCCTCGAACGCGGCGATACCCAGGTCCCCCACCGCCGTGGACCCGCTGGCGGTGATCGGGAATGACGTGCTGGGCGGGCTGCCGCTGCCGAGGGTGGCGTTGTCCACGGACTGGACGGTGCCCGCGGCGGTGGAGAACTCGGACATGCACCCGCGGCAGTTCCCGGTCGAGGTGAACGTGGCCGTGGTGATCCCGCCGGGGTTGTTCGGGTAATACCAGACGCTGGTGAAGGAGAGGGTGCCCCCGGCGGCGAACACCCACCCCGCCGGCGGGGTGAACGCGGACCCGGACGTGTTGAACAGGCACGCGACCAGCAGCGTCCCCGCCGTCGACCCGGCGGGCAGCGTCGTCGCGACGGTGCCGGTGCCGTTGACGGCGACGCCGATCTGCACGCTGGTGAACGCCATCTACGACCTCCACCCCGCGCCGGAGTTCCGCTCGAACAGCTTGATCGCCTCGACGACCTGCCGGCCCGTTTCGGCCTTGTTCGCCGACACGGGCACGTGGACGTTGATGTTGTAGGTGTTGCCGCCCTGGCCCGGGCCGAGGACCCGTTCCGGCTGCCCGGTGTTGTTCCACGCCAGGGACAGCCCGGTGGGCAGCCAGCCGCCGGTGTCGTATCCGTGGCCGGAGCCGATGCCCATGCCGCCGGACATCAGCGACGGGCCGTACACGTGCCGCGCGTAGTTGAGCGCCGCTGCGATGTTGGCCAGGGGGTCGTAGATGTTGCCGCTGGTGCCGGGCCAGTGGTACGCCTGGAACGTGGACATGATCGTCTGCATCAGCCCGCGGGACGGGTCACCGGCGGCGGCGTTGGAGTCGGTCAAGTTAATGGCGTTGGGATTGCCGCCGGACTCGGTCTGCATCTGGTACAGCACGTTCCCGGCGAGCATCGGGGACAGGCCCTCCATGGCCAGCGCCTGGCGGACCAGCGGCGCCCACCGCTGCACCCCGGACCCCACGTTCCCCACCTGCCGCGACACAGTCCGCGCTGCGGCGACGGCCTTGTGCGCGTGGTCCTTGATCCCGTTCTCCAGGCCGAGCATCAGGTTTTTCCCGGCGGAGTAGAACAGCGATGACGGGGAGTTGATGCCGAAGAACTTCTTGACCGTGTCCCAGATGGTGGAGACGAAGTTCTTCACCCAGCCGAAGACCGACCCGGCGACGGACTTTAGCCCGGACCAGAACTCGTTCAGCGCCGCGCGGGCGAACGCGTACAGCTGGTGGCCGAGGCCGAAGAGGGCGTGCAGGATGCGCCCGGGCATCCCGTTGAACCAGATCAGCACCCCGTTGACGCCGTTCCGCACCTGGCTGAGGGTGGTAGACCAGATCTGGTCCCATGCATGCGAGATGTCGTGCCGCTGCCCGTCGAAGATCACCGCGGTCTCGTGGCGCCCCGAGTTGAACCAGGTCTCCACATTGTGGGTGAGCCGGATCACCGTGCCCATGGTGTTGGAGAAGATCTGGTCCCAGGTGTGGGCGCTGTCGTGGCGCATGCCGTCGAGGATCACCGCGGTCTGGTGCCGGGCGTCGTCCCACGCTTTGCGGATGTCCCCGAGCGCTGGGATGAAGTGCTTCTCGATGTAGTTCGCCACGCTGGTGAGCGCGGCGACCATCGACAGGGCGAACCCGGTGGCCTTGAACAGGAAACTGATCATGGCGGCGAACGCACCCGGGTTCTTGCTGATGGCGTTCGCGATCCGCTCGATGCCGATGGCGATGTCCTTGATGTCGCCGGGCAGTTGCGGGGCGAGGGCCTTGAGGATGTCGCCGAACGCTTTCGCCACGTCCTTGATGGAGGTGGCCACGGCAGGCTGGCCGAACGCTTTCAGTAGCGTGTCGGCGAACAGCTTGAACGGGCCGGCCATGATCTGCGCGGCCGACTTGAACACCGGGGTCAGGGCGTTCAGGACCGTCCCTGCCGTGCGCATGATCGACGTCAGCACCGGGACGAACGGGGCGCCGATCTTCACCAGGTCCGCGTTCGCGGACTTTTTCAGGTCGGCGAACGAGTCCTTGACCGCCTTGGTTTTCGACGCCCCGAGAATGGCGATGCCCGCCAGCCCGGCGCCGAGCCCGGCGACGATTCCGGCTCCGGCGGCCTGGGCGATGAACGGCAGCGCGGCTAGCGCGGCGCCGATAGCGGCGATTATCGCCGGTGCGGGCAGCGCGGCGAACGCCCCCGAGAGGTTGCCGAACCTTGATGCCACCCCTCCCGCGCCCCCGGCGCCGCCTGCGGCACCCCCCGCGGCACCCCCGCCGAACAGGCCGCCTAGCCGGGACAGTGCACTGCGGTCCACGCCGACGGACACCTCAACGCGCTTGGCGTCGAGCCGGTCCAGTTGCGCGTTGATCTTGATGATCTCCGCCTGGAACTTGCCGTCCTCCAGGTTGACGCCCGGCTCGGCCATCTGCGCCGACAGTTTGTCCAGCCGCTTCGCTGCGGCGATCATGCCCGCCGTGAACTTAGCGTCTTTGAGATCGATTTCAGGGGTGGCGACGCGCTTGCTCAGATCCTCCAGCTGCTTGTCGAGCCCGTCCGCCGACGCGCCGATCTTCGCGAACACGGCCGACGCGGCGTCCGTGGCCGTGACGACGTACTGGATCGAGGCCATCAGGTCACCTCCGGGCGCCGCGACCGGGCGTCAGCTTCCGCGCGCTCGGCCGCTTCCGCCTGGTACAGCGCCGCCCACGCGGTCAGCTCGGCGCTGGACACCTCGCTCAGGAGCCCCTCGGCCGTCTTGCCGAGGCGGGCGGCGAGCTCGAAGACGAACCTTCGCCATCCGCCAGCGCGAAATCCCGCGTCATGTCCTCCTGGTCGTCGTCGCCCATCCCCGACAGGCGAGCGGCGACCGCGTACACCCGGTCTACCGCCGCCGCCGACTTGGCCCCCAGCTCGTTGGCGTCCGCGTCGGTGAACAGCCGGTTCCCGTCGTCATCCACCACGCACCGGGCGACCAGCTTCGCGCGGACGTTCACCGGGTTCACCTCACGGCGGCCACCCCGGCCGGAGGTCATCATCGACACCTCGAACGCGTCCCGCTCCCGGCCCGTCATCCCGCGCACGAGAACCGAACCGCCCCACTCGGGGCACTCCACCTCTTCGGGGGCGTTATCAGCAGCCTTGAGGATGTCGTCCTTGGACAAGCGCAATGGGATCTCCAGTTGACAGCGGTATAACCGCGCGGTACGGTGACGGTATAACCACAACAGAACAGGGGAAGCGCCCGGTTGAGGGCGTGCGTGCGGTGACCAGAACAACCCGGAACCAAGGATCAGCCGCGGCGATTCGCTCGCCGAAGGAACCCTCCGGACCTGGTCAGCAGTTTCACGGTGGGGAGAGACACCAACAGGTTGCTAGCTCCCAGGTAGGCCACCTGGGTATCCCACGTGCCGCACGTACGGCCCCATCCGGGCACTTTCTCCCGAGACCGCCCTTGGTGACCGATGCCCCGTAAGCATTCCGAGTCGCGGCAGCGCACGGTGCTCATCGCACTGCGGCTGCTCCCAGAGGAACGGGCCGTCCTGGAGGCAGCCGCCCGCGCCCGGAAAATCAGCAGCCTCTCAGAGTTCATCCGCGCCAGCGCACTGGCTGCGGCAAAGGAGAAACCATGATCCGCCACCACCGGCTGCGGCTGTACCTGCGCGGCCACCTCGGCTGCCTCGGCTGCTCCGTGCCGCTCCTCGCCGTCCTCGCAGCCATCACCGCCGCCGAGATCCTGCTCACCGGCTGCGGCAGCACCAACGCCGGCGCCAAGCCTGCGTCATGCCTCACCCAGTACAAGGCGTGGCAGCACAGCGCCGCCCGCGGCGAAGCCCTCACATTCGTCACCGACCTGCAGAAAACCAACACCGCCGCAGGCGTCCAGGACATCCCCCAGCTCGCCGCCGCCCTGAAACGCGCCGGCGCTGACGCCGCTGCCCTGCAGCAGCACCCGATGCCCGCCTGCGCCGACCCGGCCCGGTACTGGCATCAGGCCCTCACCGAAGTCCGCGCCGCCGCCGACAACGCCAATGCCGGCGCCGGCATTGGCGCGCTCATGACCGCCATGGCCCCCGCGCAGAAAGCCGAGACCCTGATCGGCAGGCTCGGCACCGAACTGCAGCACACCGTCCCCTCAGCGCTCAGCCATTGAGCTGCCGGGTGATGTCGTCCAGGGACGCCTTCAGCGCTTCCCCCCCAGCGCGGCCGAACCCGTCCGCCGCCTGATGGAAATACGGGTGCGGTGCCTGCGTGACCCACACCTCCCGGTCCCCGTAGACCGGGTGACGCCACCGCTTCGCGCCTTCCATGCCCAGCGGCAGCGCCATCTCCCCCCGCGGCATCCGCTGCGGGTTCATCTGCACCGCCACGTTCACCGTCCGGCCCGTCCCCCACGTCGCCGTCTCCGCGCACGCGGCGATCCTGGCCCGCAGCCCCGTCTGCTTGGTGCCGGCGACCGGGATCGCCAGCGCCGACGCCTTCACCGCCCGCACGAACGGCGCCGCGGCGGGCTCCAGGGCATCACGGAAGATCCCGGTCACCTTCCGGGAGTCCATATCGCGCAGTTCGCGGCCGATGGTGCGCAGCGACGCGCCGGAGGGGCGCAGGCTCGCCTCGATCCGCAGCTTCGCCATCAGATCGCGCTGGACTCCTTGGACACCAGCTTGACCTGAATGACCGGGTTGGTACCCGAGCCGTCGTCGTACGCCTGGAAGCCGATGCTCTGGGGAATCACGTCCGGGCCCCCGATGTTCACCGAGCCAGTCTTGAACTTGACCGCCGGCAGGATGAACGACAGCCGGTACGGGTTCGCCCCGGCGGCGGCGCCGTTCGCGTCGTTGCCCGCGGCATCAAACTTGGTGAAATCGACCTGCAGCGGGACGGTACCCGCTGTCTTGAACACGTCGTACAACTCGGTGCGGGAGAAGAATTCCGTCGAGAGCGTCCCGGTGATGGTGGGGATCGCGTTCTCGATCGGCTCCCCCTTCAGGCCGGCGTTCCCCAGCCCGTACCGGTCCACCTTCATCGGCGTGCTGCCGGTGATGACGATGCCGTTGACCCGGGAACCGAGCGACACCCCGGCGGCGATGGTGGTCTCGCCCGCCGACGTGGAGGCCGTGCCGCCGATGGTCATCACCGTCGCGTTAGCGAACGAGAACAGGCCGTTCGGGGTGGGGTAGGACGCGGCGGCGAGGCCGGTGGAGGTCAGCTCCGTCTGCCCGTCACAGGTGACCTTGAGCTGGGCTATCTGGTTGTCGTTGCACGAGAACTCCCAGTCGGTGACCTTCACCCCCGTGTAGGTGAAGGGCTGAACCGTCACGCCGGAGATCTGCGGGCGGCCGACCTGGCAGGTGAGGAACTGGCCCGCCTTACTGCCGTTGGTGTGGACCTGCTTGAAGGCGGTGCCGACGACCACCGTGGGGGTGACCAGCGCCGACCCGAGAGCCCACTTCCACCAGAACCCCATCGAGTCGGCGACGGCGTTCGCGGCCTCGCCGGAGGTGTGCTCCATGGTCAGGTCGCCGTTCACGTCAGCCTGCGACACGACGGTCCTGCTGGCCCGGTTGTACGCCTGGCCGGCTTTCAGCCCCATGCCGTCGAGCCAGGCCGGGTTGAACACGAAGTTCTCCGACAGGAACTCGTAGAAATGAGTCACGGTGACCGGGGTGCCGTAGGTCGTCTCAGCGACGGCCCCGACCTGTCCCGAAAGCCCGCTGGCATAGACCGGCATGTCTCACCTCGTGATAGTATTTACGGTATGACTAAAAGCCGTGGGCTACGGGTCAAGCGCGGAACGCGCGCTGCGTGGGTTGCCGAGAATCAGGGGCAGCATTTCTGCGGCTGTGGCTGCGGCCAGCCGATCCCGCTTCAGCCGGTGCATTTCAACCTCGGCGTCCCGGCGTACCTGCTCGGGCACAACTCGCGGATCGACAATCCGAACCCGAAGCAGGAGCCAGTTCCGCGCGAGCCATGCGCGTGCGGCTGTGGCGAACTGGCCGCTTCTGGCAAGCGCTACATAAGCGGCCACAGCAGCCGGGGGCGGCGGCTGTCAGCCGAGGCCCGGCAGCGGCTCAGCGAGAACCACCGCGGTGAGCTGAATCCGATGTTCGGGAGGCCGGCGGCGAACGCTAAACCGAAACCGCCGTCAGTGCCCTGCGGCTGCGGGTGTGGCCAGAGTGCCGGTCCCGGCCGCAGGTACATCAACGGCCACAACATCCGCGGCGAGACTGCCGACCTTGCGCGGGCATACCAGAAGGGCTGGTACAAGCGTGTCGACGGTTACGTCTTCGTCTTGTCGCCAGATCACCCGCTGGCGAACCGCGGCTACGTGCCCGAGCACCGGCTAGTGATGGAGCGCTTCCTGCGGGCCACCCAGCCAGGAAGTTCTTACCTTGTCCGGCTAGGCGGTCAGCTTTACCTGCGGCCGGAGTTCATCGTTCACCACATGGACGAGGTCAAGGATCACAACGTCATCGAGAACCTTCAGCCGATGACGAGGAATGAGCACAAGGCGTGGCACAACAAGCACCCGCACAAGTAGCTACCCGTCCGCCTTCGTGGTCGTGTCAGCCGCTGCGGCGGCTTTCGCTGCTGCCTTGGTGACCGGCTCCCAGCGGTTGCCCGGCCACACGATCGGGGACTCGCCGTCGGCCTGGACGTCAGGGACCTCCACGACCTCGTCCGCCTCCACCACCCGGTCGAGCAGCGGCACGTCCAGCGGGCCGCCGCTGATGTTCTTCACGGTTGACACAGGTCACCCTCCGATGCGGGCTTGCGCGGTGATCTCGAATACGGCCCGGGCCGCGGTGCCGCCGCCGGTCAGCCCCGGTCCCTGCTGCCACCGGATGGCGGTCACGGCCGCGTTCCCCGGGGTGGACACAACCCCGCCGAGGGACGCGTCACCGCGGACCAGGTCCTCGGCGGCGGCGACGATCGCGGCACAGGCCACCCGCATGGACCGGGGGTCGTCGCTGCCTGACTTCGCCTGCGCGGTGCAGTAGATAACCAGTTGCTCGTTGCGGGCCATGCGGCCGAGCGCGGCCCACTGCTGCGTGTCGTCCGCGGCGGCGGGTGCCGGGCTGGTGATGTCATCCACCCCCACCCACAGGGCCAGCGGCCCGGGGTCGGCGGTGACCTTCGGCCCGTCGATGACGTTCACCGGCGGCACGGCCGCGCCGAGGGTGGCCGCGCCCTGGAACAGGGTGACCAGGTAGTCGATCGCCGCCGGGACGCGGCTGCTGCTGGTGGTGCTCATGCGGCCATGAACGGGTAGCGCCGGTAGGTGCCGAGCGCTTCGCGCAGCAGCGGGGTCGCCTCGATCACCGCGACCGCGAACTCGCCCGGGACGGAGCTGCCGCCGGGGACGTCTTTCATGCGGAACACCTCCGCGGCGACGGCCAGGGTGACGGTGCGGATCACTTGCGGGATCGACGGCCAGCCGAACACGCCGGTGACCTGCACCCGGTCCATCCGCATCAGCAGCAGCGGGGTCACCCACGGGAACGTCAGGCCGCCGACCGCCTTGACCGACGTGTACGGCCACGGCTCGCCGACCTGCCCGGGGTTGTACGGCAGCAGCTGGAACGCTGCAGCGGGCCAGGTGACGGGGAACGTGCCGCCCTGCGCGGTGGTGCCGGCGGGGTCGGTGGCCAGGGTGGTGACGGACACCAGGTCGTTGACCTTGCACCGGTACAGATCCTGCGGGACGTAGGTGCGGGTCGCGGTGGCGTGGTAGAAGTACCGGCCGCAGAACCCGTCGACGGCCCGGGACGCGGCACCGACGGCGAGGTCTATCTGGTCGTCATCTGTAGTGCTGGTGATCTGCAGCCGCGCCTTCAGTTCCTCGGGGGTGCAGTAGTTCAGGTCGGCGGTGGTGAGCTCGAACGGGTCGTAGACGTCGAAGTCGCCGAGTGAGACGCCGGCGCCCGTGCCGGTGGCCGTCCAGGTGAACCGGTAGTTGCCGAGGGCGGCCAGGTCGGTCACCGGGATGTCCTGATGGTAGGTACCAGTGGAATCATGCGACGGAGTGGTATAGGTGCCGGTGGTGGTCATCGTCCCGTCGGCGTTCACGAGCTTCACCAGCAACGTCAGCGCCCCGGCGTCCACCAGCGGGCCCTGGGTGCCGTCAGGGTTCGCCTGGTGGACGGTGGTGCCGATCCTGGCGGGCTGGCCGAGGGGGAATCTCAACTCGGTCCTCCCGTCCGGGCTGTGGTGGCTGTGAGGGTGCTGGACGGCGCCGTGCTGGCGCTCAGCGCGCTGCTGGGCCCGCCCGTGACTGCCAGGACGGCCGAAGGCGCCACAGTGGCGCTCAGCGCGCCGACGGTGAACGCGACCTGGATGCCCCCCGCGGCGGTGACTGACCCCGCGCCCGCGAGGGATGCCGTGGCGGCCTGCGCGGCGAGCGCGGCCAGGGCGCCGGCACCAGCTGCCGTGGCGCCAGCGGCCTGTGTGACGCTCGCCGCGACCGCACCGGCCCCGGCCAGGTTCGCCGTCCCGGTGATCTGCCCGGACGCGTTAACGGCGCCCGCGCCGGCAGCCGTGGCCTTCGCCGCCTGCGTGACTGCGGCGGTGACCGCCCCGGCACCCGCGGCCGTGGCGGGAGCTGCCACCGTGGCCACTGCGGACACCGCACCGGCACCAGCGAGCGATGCCGTGGCCGGGGCACCCGGGACGGTCGGCGCAGCGGTGACCGCCCCGGCGCCCGCCAGGGACGCGGTGACCGCCTGGACGGCCGCGTCAGCGACCGCGCCCGCACCGGCCAGCGCAGCGGTGACCGCCTCAGTGACGACCGGGGTGACGGTGCCAGCGCCCGCCAGGGACGCGGTGACGCCCTGGACGGTCTTCGCGGTGACCGTGCTGGCACCAGCGGCCGTGGCCGTGGCGGCTTCGGTGACAACCGCGGTCACCGACCCCGCGCCAGCGGGAGCCGCCGTGACGGTCTCGGTTACCAGGGCGCTGACCGCGCCCGCCCCGGCGATCGTGGCGGTGGCGACGGACAGCCCCGACACCGTCGCGTTAGCCGTGACCGCACCAGCGCCCGCCAGGCCCGCGGTGACCGCCTGGGTGACAACGTCAGCGACGGCGCCCGCACCTGCGGCGGCGGCTGGGGCGATCTGGGTCACGGCGCCGGTGACCGCGCCGGCACCCGCGATCGTCGTAGTGCCTGCGATCTCGGTGACAGCGCCCGTCACAGCGCCCGCACCAGCGGAAGCAGCGACGGCAGCCTCAGTGACCAGGGCGGCGACCGCCCCGGCCCCCGCGATCGTCGTAGTGCCGGGGATCACCGTGGCCTTCGCGGTGACCGACCCCGCGCCCGCCAGGGACGCGCCAGCAGCCTGGGTGACCACCGCAGCGGCAGCCCCGGCGCCGGCGGGAGCCGCTGTCACAGCCTGGACAGTGACCGCGGTGACCGCACCAGCGCCGGCGATGTTCGCGGTGCCCGTAGCGGCCGTGGACAGCAGGAACGTGGTGACCGCTGCGACCCAGTTCGCAGATGAGGTGGTGACACTGGCGGTCTGGGCGGTGGTAGCCGAAACTACCTCGTCTATCTCCGAGAAAAAAGCGTTGAAGTTACGAGACAGGACGGTTCCGAACGATGGCGAGGCCGGAACCCCGCCGCCGGAACTGTCGTAGAACGCGCCGAACACCACTTCGCTGGCCTGCGTCAGGGTGCCCGAGGTACCCGACGACGGTGCCGTGGAAGAGCCGGTTGCGAGGACCGCCTTGTCCGCCGTAGCGGACGAGACACCGTTGCAGCCCTTGACGATCATCGCCTTGCCCAGGGCGGCCGTGTTCGCCCAGTGCCCGGTGATCACGTCCGTGCCGGCGACCAGCGCGGCCGTCGTCAGGCAGGCGTAAACGGCCAGGCACGGGCTCCCGGACGTATTCACCGACGTGACCAGGCTGTACGTGTTGCCCTGGGTGTCGGTGGGGGCGTTGATCGTCGTGCCAGCGCCGGGGGTGTTCGCGCAGATGACGACGATCAGGTCCCCGGCAGCCGCGCCCTGGAGGGTTCCGGTGCCGGTGGTGCCTGCGGTGGCTGCCACCGTGGAGACGCTGGCCGTTGACCCGTTGTTGCAGAGGTTGTAGACGGCCACGCCACCGGGAGTACCGCCCACCGCGGTGACGGCGCCCGCACCGGCCAGGGACGTGGACGTGCCCGCGTCCTGCGTCACCAGGGCGGTGACCGCGCCCGCGCCGACGATGGCAGTGCTGGTGCCCGCGTCCTGCGTGACCAGGGCAGTGACCGCGCCGGCGGCCGCGATGTTCGCGGTGGCCGTGATGGTGACCGCGCCTGCGGCCGGAAGCTGCTGCTGCCGGTGGTGGAACCGGCGCAGCCACGTCCGCCCCGGCTGCGCCTGCGCGGCCCCGGCCACCACCACCACGGCCGCCGCGCGGACCGCGATTGTGACCGTCTGCCCGTCGATCGCGGACGGGGTGATCGTCGTGACCTCGGTGCCGGTCGCCGCGCTGGAGGCCAGCGCCAGGCTGGCGGCCATCATCCCGGACTCGGTGACCGCCGCCACCGTCGTCGACGTGGACGCTGCCAGGGTCATCCCCGACGGCGTCGAGTACGTGATGACCTGCGCCGACGCGGGGGTCCCGCAGCCGAACCCGATGAGCAGCAGGTCATTAGACGCGGCCGGGGTCAGCCCCGGGGACGTGATCGTGGTGATCGCGCTGACGCCGCCGTTGTCGGTGACGACCGCCACGTCCTCGGGCGTGGTGCCGTCCGCGCCCTGCACCGCCACGCAGACGGCGGAATACCGGCCGGACGTGCCCGCCAGCGCCGGGCTGCCCTCAGCCCCGGTCATCACCTTGCGGTAACAGACCATGAAGCTTGACGTGGACGCACCCGAAGCGAACGACGCCGCTACGGCAGTCCACCCGGAGGGGGTGGTGCCGAACGAGCCCGCGGACGCGCGGCCCTCCGCGAACAGGTAACAGACATCCCCGGCGGCGAACCCCGCCGGCAACGGCACCGAGAACGCGGCCTCGGTGACCGTCGAAGCGTACGTGGAAGCGGACCGGACGGTTGCGGCCACCGCTACCGCCTCTCAGCAGGGATAACCCGCGAAAGCCCTGGCCTCCCGCCTAATTTTCGCCGTACAGCTTGACGCATTGCAGGTTAACCAGGTTCAGCGCGTTCGACGTTCCGCACGCCGCCGAGATGAACAGCGAGTAGGTCGCGCCGACGTCGATGGTGGACACCAGCGGCGAGGACCCCGGCGCCGGGATGCTGCCCTCAGCGGCCGTGAACGCCGGCCCGTCGATATTGCCCTGGCACACAACCCCCGTCGTCGCCGACCCGGCCGCCGCGATCGACCGCACCCCGATATGGGCACGGAGGCGGAACGGCGACAGCGTCACCGTGGACGCGGCGGTTATCGCGTTCGACGCGCCCAGGATGATCCCGCCCGCCGACCACGCCACCGACGCGCCGGAGATCAGCCGGATCGTGAACGTGAACGTCGGCGTCGCGGTCGTGCCGATCTGCCCGGCGGCGACCAGCTCGAACGACGACGACTGCGGGCCCACCTTGCTGAACAGCGACCCGGGAAGCACGCACGACGGGTACGTCTTCATCAGGTTGTCTTCGGTGGTGAACGTGGCCAGGTTCGTCGACGCGCCGTAATAGGCGTACAGCAGCTCCGTCTGGGTGCCGGTCAAGAACGAGATGGGAACCACGCCCCTTTGCGTATGCTGGGCTCAGCTTCGGCCCCGGGTTTGGCGAGACTTGTTCCCTCCCTGGCCTGGGGCCGGGGCGCCCCCGCCCCTGTCAGGTCAGCGACACCTGGATGCCAGCCGCGCCACCCGAACCTCCAGTGACTTGGAACGTGTTTCCGCTGGCCACAGCTATGGGCTGGCCGTTGAAGTTCCCGAAGAACCCCCGCTGGCCGGCGTTGCCGACAATGTCCAGCGACACGATCCCCGGGCTGCCCACCACCCCGCCGATCGACACCAGCGACTGGGTCGTCAAAGGCACCCCCACCGCCGACCCCGCCGAAGACGCCGTCGACGCGCCGGCGAGCAGCCACCCGCCGTTCACCGCCGTGGTGTACCCGGACGTCTGCGTCGGGATCTCCGTCCCCGCCGCCGCCGCCGTGCTGGCGGTCGAGTTCAGCCGGATCCGCATCGCCGTCGTCCCCACCGGCGTGCCGATCGCCGTCCCCGGGATACCCGCCGCGCCCGTCGGCAGCAGCCCGTTCAACAGGATGGACACCAGCGCCTGGTCAATCGCTGCCATTTACCGCTCCTAGTCGTAAATTGCAGGCATGCCACTGCCGGATATGACCCCCGCGCAACTGCTTGCCGGTGCCACCGAGGTCTTCGAGCGAGTCCCAGATGCCGTGCTGGTCAAGAACCAGGTCGGCAACCTGGCGATCGTGCAGGACGGCACGTACACCGGGTACCTGGATCTGCGGTACGGCACCGTGCATTTCGAGGCAGAGGAACTAGCGGAGGATTAGCCCCGCTCCCTGCTGCCGTCAAGCAACGGCACCTGATCCTCATCGATCCCGAGCAGCTGCCCGAGATCCAGCGTCACGTGAATGATCGTCCGGCCGCCCGCGGACACCACGTGGCCGTCCGCGTCCAGCACCCGCCACCCCTGGTCCGGCTCCCACGCCGGCTCCGGCGGAGCGGTCAGCTTCAGCAGGTGCATCACGGCTTCGTCACCTCCGCACGCGCCCAGCACACCGCGGCGTCGTCCGGCCACGACCACCCGTCCGGCTTGCGGGCCTTCAGGAACGCCCCCGGCGCCTGCGGGTCTTCCTCCAAAACCAGCACCTCCAGGCCCGCGCCCCCGATGACCTGGCCCATGGTTTCCGCAGAGAACCGCCAGTGATCCGGGGCGTTGTGGTACGCGAACCCCGCCGACGGCACCGTCAGCACCAGCACGCCACCGGGTGCCACCGCACCCACCACGCCGCGGAGTGCGGCCTGCCAGTCGGGGGAATGCTCCAGCATCGACGTGGACACCACCAGGCCAGCCGGCCCTTGCAGGTCCGCCGCGTCCATCACCACGTCCACCCCGGGCCCGGGCGCCAGGTCGATGCCCGTGTACGACGCAGGGCCCATGGCCATGATCTGCGGGCGGACTGAGCCGTTCACGTTCGCCGACCCGGCCTCGATCACATGCTGCCCGGTGACGTCCTCAGCGGTGATGACCCGCGCGGTGAACTCCAGCACCGACTCGTGCATCCCCGCTCCCGCCCGGGACGATGCCCCACGCCAGGTGCCCGGCGAAACCGGCCACGCCGAACTCATCCGCCACCCCGGTCACCGCGAACCCAGGGTGACCCGTCGCCTCACCGCGGCCGTAGTCGTGGAACGCGATCCACCCGCCCGGCTTCACGATCGTGAGCGCGAGGGCCAGGTCCGCGCGGACCGACGCCTCGTCGTGCTGCCCGTCGATGAACGCCCCGTCCACCGTGACGCCTTCGGCGGCCAGCCTCGCGACCTCATCAGCGAAGCGGCCCACACATGGCGTTACCTTGCCCGCGACCCCGTGCACGGCCAGGTTCGCCCGGTACGCGGCCTCCGAGTCGTACGTCCCGGAATGCTCGTCGCCCTTGTGCCAGTCCACGGACCACACATGCTCCGCCGCCGACGCGAGGACCACGGTGGTGAACCCCTGGTACGCGCCCAACTCCAGCACCTTGTGCCCCTGCGCCAGGGCGGCCAGGGCGGTGGCTTCCTCGCGGGTGACCGCCGACGGGATGTCAGGGATGATCACGCCGCCTCCGCCTGCGTACTGGGCCAGCCGGGCCTCGAACAGGTCCCGGTCCCGCTCCTGGAACGACTGGCCCAGCCGGTAGGTGTCATCGTCGGGCGCGCCGCCGAACAGCGGGTGCAGGTGCTCCACCCTCGAGTGCACCGCCATCGCCCACGTGCCGCGCTGCTTCGCCGCCGTCACGATCTCGTCGTCGACGAACCAGTGCCGGTACCCCTCGTGCGCGACCACCTTCGGCCCGTCCCACGACGCGCCGGCCTCGTCGGCGTAGGAGCGGCGGACCAGCAGGTGCGTCGCGTGCTCACCCGAGGTCACCCGCGGGTTGTGCAGGTCATTGGTCCCGATCACCGAAGCGCCGCCGCGGGCGGCATGCTGCGCCTGGTCCAGCCACCCCGGCAGGAACCTGACATCATCACCGACGAGGAACAGCCACGGCTCATCGGTGGCGCCGTACCCGTGGTTCACCTTCTCCGCGAACGTCCCCGGCCCGTCGCCGCCGTAACTGACCACCACCGCGCCCGCTTCCAGCCATGCGGTGGAGGTCTCCACGTCGGCGGCGTCGGCGACCGCGTACACCCTGGCCAGCGGTGCCCCGGACTTCTGGAGCGACTCCATGAACGGCGCCGCGTTGCCCGGCCGGGCCAGCACCGGGACGATCACCGCCGTCTCCAGTTCCGCCGGCGGGACCTCCGGGGCACGCGCCGCGGCGGCCTGCGCGAAATACTCACCCTCGCCCAGCCACACCCGCTTCATGTGCGACGCCTGCACGCCCGTATGCACATGCACCGGGGCGCCCACTGCGCCCGCGCGGGCGCAGAACGACAGATCCTCCCCGATCAGCTGCCCCGTCGTCGGGTTCGGCGCCATGTCATACCACTTGCGCCCGTACTTGGCCGCGACCCGCTCGAACACCGACCGGTGCACCAGCACGCACGCGCTGCCGGTGCCCGCGCACCGGGTGACGGTGTCCCGCGGGTAGTCCCACCGGACCGCGAACCCTTCCTGCCCGTTGTCCAGCCGCATCCAGTCGAAGATCGTCGGGACCGCCCGGCAATGCCAGCCGCCCATCCCGTCCGGCTCAGACTCCCGCTGCGAGAAGCACAGGGCGCCGACGACGGGGCGCTCAAGCGGGTCGGCGGCGGCGAGGAGCCGCTCGCACGTGTCGGCGGGGAAACCCATGTCGGTGTCCAGCCACAGCAGCCAGTCCGCGTCCCGGGACGCCAGGAACTCCTTCACCGTGTCGTTGCGGGCCTCCACCAGGCCCGTCGCGCCGCACCGCATCGCGATGTACCCGCCGCGGATGATCCGCCCCTCCCGGGCCATGTCGAACCCGATCATCTCCACCATGGAGTGATGCCACGAGTAGGCGACCTCGTCGGAGTGGACGTACGCGACTGTCACCGCATCACCGGGCGATGGCACAGGTTCCCGGGCAGCAGGGCCGTCCATGCGCTCCGGTCTGCTGTCAAACGGTGTGCTGCCTGCCCTTACCGGCGCATCGGCCCGGGGAACGCTCACCCAGCCACCCGGGAACGTTCAGCCTGCGACCGGGAACGCACCTTCGCCGTCATCACCGGGTCCTCCTCACCCGGCGGGATCATCAGCACCGCCGGCGGCTCACCCGACCACGCCAGCCCATACCGGCAATCCGCCGTGAACAGGTCCGGGCGCGCCCTCACCAGGTCATCGTCAGCGAGCCAGTGCGTGCCGCCCTGCACCGTGACAGGCGCGCCCAGGTCGTTCACCACGGTCGTCGACTTCGCGAACACGTGCGGCAGGTCCACTACTCGAACCCCAGATCTTCCAGCGCCGCCCGCGCGTCCGCCGCCGACTGCTCCGACTCCGGGTCCGGCTTCCCCTCGCGCCCGGCGGCGGCCAGGTTCAGCCGCGCCGTCTCCATGTCACCCATCGCCTTGTGCACCGCCGGGTCACCCGACTCGCTGGCCTTCGCCCGCTTCGGCCGCGACGCCGCCCGCTGCTCACCCGGCGCCGCCGACGCGGCCTCCACCGGCTTCTTCTGGTCAGCCATCAAGTCGTCCCTTCTCGTCACTGCGGTGCCTGCGGTGCGCGGCCAGGATGTCCGCATGGGTGGGCTTACCGCCCGGGGAATGCCACCGGCACACCACCCACGGCGTGCCCTCCACCGGGAGGTGGCCGATGTGCCAGCAGCCCTGCACATGGCAGTTGTGCCGCCGGTACAGCGCGATCAGGCCGCCGATGACCGCCAGCTCGCCCAGGTCCGCGCCGATGCCGGACCAGAACGCGTACCAGGGGCCCGTGGCCGTGTCGATGCCCAGGATGTGCAGCAGGCTGCCCATCCTGGGCACCGTCCGCCAGGAGCTGGTTTCAGCTGTTCGTGAGGAGGCGGAAGCCCAGGTCGTTCACGCTGCCGCCGCCGATGCGGCTGTACGCGAACCAGCCGCGCTGCGCGGTGGGCCTGTTGTTGGTCACGTCGAACAGCATGGGCACCAGCTCCACCGACATGCCGCCCCTGCGGGCGATCAGGTAGTTGGAGAAGTCCCCGACCACGGCGATGCCGATCGTGGACGTGGTGTTGGTGGTGTTGTCCGGCATGTACGGGGACTCGTGGACGGCCCGGCGGAACAGGGTGTCCGCCCAGTCGTCCGGCAGGTTCACCGTGTACGCGTGGTACACGTTCGCCGTGCCCAGCTGGCGGATCGCGTTGTTCGTCGCCACCGACATCAGCCATGCGGCGTTCCTGCGGAACCGCTGCGGGAGCGCCTGCCACACCTTGTACGGGTCCGGTGCGCCGACCGTGCCGCCGGTGGTCAGCGCCACCCGGACGTTCGTGTTCGCCGACAGTGAGGTGAGGATGCCGGTGGGCTCCAGGTTGGAGCCGCCCGCGCCGCGGGTGAACTTGTCCACCAGCAACTCGTCGTAACCGGCGGCGAGGAGGGTGGCCATCTCGTCGGCGAACGCCGGGTAGTCCTGCCCGACCTCGATGGAGTACGGGAGGAACCCGCGGGCCATGTAGATCGGCACGACCGGCTGCGCCAGGGTCGGCGAGTCGTCCGACACCGCGGAACCTTCCGCGTAGTTGAAGTGCCACGACACACCAGCGGACGAGACGCCCTTCCACTGGTTCGTGTTCACGTCGACCTGGCGGGCCAGCTGCAGGAACGGGTTATCCGTGCCCTGCGCCGTCATGATGATCGACGGGTCGATGAACACCGGGATGCCGAAGCCGCCAGCGGTGGTCGTGCCCTCCGACAGGGCCCGGTACTCGCCGTGCGCCTGCATGGCGGTGCGCTCGTCGTCGGTGAGGGTCGCGGCGGCCTGCGGGTCGGTGACCATCTTCATCCACGCCGACCGGTACGCGTCGTTCTCCGTCACCAGGATGCGGCGGGCGATGTCGGTGTTCTTGCGGACCTGCCGCTCCACCACGTCCTTCTGGTCGCTGCGCAGGTGCGCGGACGCGCCCCGGTCATCCAGGACCCGCAGCGCGGCGTCGCGGGCTTCGGGGACGGACATGCGCCGCACCGCGCCGAACGGGTCACCCGGCTGGTCGTAGGCGTTCGCGGCGATGGCGGCCTGCACGGCCTTCGGGCGGCGGGAGAACACCTCGCGGACGGCGCGGTCCTCCTCGATGCGGGTAATCGCCAGGTCGCGGAGCTTCAGCCCGTACGCGAACGCCTTGGACTCGGCGGGGGTCTTGTCCCGCAGTTCGCCCTCGTCGGTCTGGTGGATGGACCGCAGGTGCGCGTCGAGGACGGACAGGAACTTCTCCAGTTCCTCCGGCGTCTTGCCGCGCAGTTCCGCGGGGTACCCGGACGCTTCGGTGATGCTGCCCGGGTCCTTGTCCCGAAGTTCGGGGAGGATTTCCAGGGTGCCAGTTTCGTCAGGCATGGATTCTTACTCCTTTGATGCCGCGGAGGGCGAGTGCCTCGCCGTCGCCGCGGTAACGCTCCGATAGGGGGACCAGCGGCTCGCGCTCTGGCGTGCCGCTTCCCCGGTCTGTCGCCGCCCTGGCACCCGCCGGGGGCCGCCCGATGACCGGAAGCTTGTCAAGCACCGACCGTACGCTCGCGGTCGTTGGCTCGTACGCCGGGAACACCACCGGGCCGAGCTCGGGGGTCTTCAGCCGCAGCAGGGTCCGCAGCGGCACGTCACCCTCGCGGTCCATCCACGTCTCGCCATCGTCGCCGTCGACGGTGAACCGGAACGACATGCCGTCGAGGGCCTGGTCGCGGACCGCGTCCCGGACCGGCTGGATCAGCCAGTTGTCCGTCAGCCGCGCCTCGATCCACAGCCCCTTCGCGTCCTCGCGGGCGTCGGTGATCTTCCCCAGCGGCATCGTGCCGAGCAGCGGGTGCCGGCCGTGCTCGAACATCAGCACCGGGTACGCGCCCTCGGCGACAGCGCGGAACGCGCCCATCGCGATCTGCTCGTCGAAGTCCTCATCCCAGCCCGCGATCCGCGTCGGGGTGTCGTACACCGCCGCGTAGCCCTCGAAGGTGAGCCCGTCGCCGTTGGCCTGCGCCGAGGACACCTCGAACGGGACCGTGCGGTACTCCCCGTCCGCGGGGGCGCTGTTGCTGCCGCTGGTGTCGATGCCGAACTTCTTGCAAGCGGCCATGATGCGGCCCTTCACCGAGGAGAGCGTGACGCCGTTCAGCGGGTACTTGGCCGCGTTCTTCGGCATCGAGATATATGCAAGGGCCGCTTTGGCGTGCGCCTTCGTGTCGATCGGGTACTTGCCGTTCTTCGGGTCGGCGTACTCAACCGAGCCGTAGGGCTTGCTGTCTGCCATCACATGCCTCCCGGCCTCAGTCGTCCCATCCCGACGGCGCACCCCCGCCGAACCCCGGGGTACCGCCAGCGGGTTCCGCCGGTTCCGTTTCCTCCCCGGCCGCAGCCGCAGCCGGGGCTGCGGCCGGAAGGCCGGGAGGGGCTGGCAGGCCGATCGCCGGGCCGTTGGGGAACCCGTTCGGCACCCCCGGCTCCGCACCCGCCTCCAGCGGGTTCACGATCAGGTACCGGGACGTCAGCGGGCCCACCTTCAGCAGGCTCATGTCCTGCGCGGTGACCGCGTCCCGGGAGGAGTCCGTCGTGTACCCGGCGCGGACCAGCAACTCCGCCGCCAGGGACTGCAGCTGGATCGTCTGCGCCTTCTGCAGCTCGGTCCGCGGCGGCTGCAACTGCACCGACACCAGCCCCGTGTGCACCAGCTGCGTCATGTCCTGGCTGGTCACCGCGATGATCGCCGACTCCGGCGAGAACCCGTCCTTCACCAGCGCGGTGATCGTGTTCGCCTTCACCTGCTCGATGTCGGCGGCGTCCTTGGCGTCCTCGCGGAGGATCGGCATGTCCGCGGTGTCGGTCCACAGCTCCGCGTCCGCCGGCACGCTCACCAGCGGCGCCAGGGTGGCCGCCAGGTCCTGCAGCACCGGGTAGATCCACGAGTCGGCGAACATCCGCCTGCTCGCCGCGAAGTTCCCCGCGTTCAGGCTGGAGCCCTGCAGGCCCTCGCCGATGCCGAGCAGCGGAGCGGGCACCCGGGACAGGAACGACACCCGGGTCTCCCCGCCGGCCTGCACCGCGCGGAAGTCGATCTCCGCCAGGTTCGCGCCTACGACAGAAGCGTCGGCGCCAGCGGTCAGGTACAGGGTGCGGTATGCGTTCACGACCCCGGTGTGCCGGTCGTCGATCATGTCAACGATGTCGTTGAACTGGTCCTTGGTGACCGCCGGGATGCCCTTCACCACCAGGTTCGGCGTCGCCCCGTTGCTGAAGTACGTCACCTTGTGCTGGGCGGCAAGCATGTCGCCCTGGATGTCCCGGATCGCCGGAGTGATCCACGACATGCCCAGCCCGGCGTTCTCCGGGTCCGGCAGCGGGTACCAGTGCGCCACCGACGACACCGGCAGCGTCCGCAGCTCGTTCTGGTTGAACGGGCCGATGCCGCCGTTCTGGTAGACGTACCCCAGGATCTCCCCGTCCAGCGCACCCGTCGGGTCGTCCGGTTCCTGCTGCGACCCGTAGACGACCGCGCACCAGTCGGGGCGCAGCACCCGCAGCCGGCCGTTCTGCTGCCAGTTCGTCACGAACGAGTTCCCGGCGAGGCCCGCGTGCCATTCCATCTTGCGGATCAGGTCACCGGTGGTCCCGTTCGGCCACGGCCGCTCCAGCAGCCCCAGCGCCGAGGTGCCGAACGTCCGCCGCGGTGTCTTCGTCCACGGCCGGTTCCGCAAGGTGAACCGCGCCTGCGACAGCACCAGCGCCCGGACCATCTCCGCGGCGAACGCCGGCGGGCACGCCTTCACCGCCGCCGTGTGCCCCGGCAGGTCGCTGGAGAACTCGCGGGCCTTGTTCGCCCCGTAAGTCAGGTTCGGCTGCCCCATGCCGTACACGTGGCCGCCGAAGGTGAACTGGTTCACCATCCCGCTGGGCAGCAGGTACTCGGTGATCCACTGGTCGATCGACGACCGCTGCTCGGCGGGACGGCGCCCAGCGCGGCGGTTGACCCGGTCAAGGACGCCCATTCACTGGCCTCCTAGACCGGTTAAGGTGCTCCCGCACGCTTGGCGTCCCGTGCCGTGACCCAGCCCTCGGCCACCGCGGAACCGCACCACGCCGCCGCGAACCACGCCACCGCCAGGGCCTTGTACACGACCCAGCCGAGGGCGAACAGGGCGGTGGCGATCACTGTCAGTGCTGCGCGGCCGGGGTGCGCTGCGCGGGCCCGCTGCTCGATGCGGTCCAGCGGTATGCGGTCTACAACAGTCGTCACTACCGCCAGCCTCCGAAAAACGACGCCGGATTGACGCCGTGCGTCATAAAGCCATGGCGGGCCAGCGTGATTGCCTCAAGCGGGCCGGGATCGGCTGCCGCGCCCTTCCACGACCACGCCCACGCATCCGCCAGCGCCCGGGTCTTCACCCCGGCCGCCGCCTTGTCTGCCGGCTCCTGGCCCAGGTGCCGCCACCGGCCGTTCGCCACGTCGGCCGCCAGCGCCCCGCACGCCTGCGCGTACTCGGCCATCCCCGTCATCTGCAGCCGCCACCGCTTCCCCGGCGGCAAATCCTTCCCCGGCGCTACGACGGCGAAGCCGCGCTCCAGCAGTTCCTTGCCGAACGCCCCCGCCGCCCCGGCCGGGTTCATCACCAGCACACACGGGTCATGCCGCCCCGCCAGCTCACACAACCGGGCAACCAGCCCCGCCGTGCCATCATGCGGCGGCTCCGTCAGCTCACCGTGGCCCAGGCCATCCGGGCGGCGCCCCGCCACCGCAACCGACCACGAACCCGCCCACGGCGACTCATCCGGCGCCACCGCGAACGCCAGCGCCACCGGCCCCGCGATCCGCGACCCCGGGTCCGCCAGCTCCGCCCACGCCGCGGCGAAACCCGCACCCGCGCGCATCCCCGACCGGTCCGGCACGTTCCCGTACGCCCGCGCGAACTCAGGGGCCTCCATCGACGCCCGCTCACTGCGAATAGCGTCCAGGGTGATCGTGTGCCGCCACGCCCCGGCACCACAGCGGCACGGGGGGTCCGGGCACAATGCCGGCATGAACCCGAAGTAGGAATCCTCATCCTCCGGATCCCAGCCGTCCGGCGCCGAATACTCCAGGTAGGCGATGCCGTGACCCGAATCGGCAGTGACAGCGGCGCGGCCCTGCTCAATTTTCCGGTCCAGCACCACCGACAGGGCGGTCCCGGCCGTCGAGCAGATCAGCAGTTGCGCGTCGGCGACCGTGATCATCGCCGGGCGCAGGCCCTGCTCCCGGCGGGAGTCCTGGTCGTGCCAGATCTCGTCCAGCACCGCCTGGTGCAGCGACTTCGAGTGCCCCGACGAGGTGGACGTGGACAGCAGCCGGATCAGCGACCCGTTCGTGAACTTGATGTACTCGTTCCCCATGCCCTCATAAATCCGCCGCACCAGCGGCTTCAGGGCCTTCGACTGGCGGATCAGCGGGAACAGTTCGTCCAGCCACTTATCCCGCGCGTCCTTCCCCGACTGCGCCGTGAACGCCGACCGCTGCGGCTGCACCCACCGCGGCGACAGGCACCGGTCAAGCTGCCACGACAGGTACAGCGTCGTCTTCCCCTGCTGCCGCGGGACGGTGGTAATCACCTCGCGGTACGCCGGGAGGCCCGTATCCCCGTCGATCTCGCAGCCCACCATGGCCGCATCGCGCTGCCACGGCATGAACGGCTGGTTCAGCCCCGCCGCGATCCGCGCCAGGTCACCGCCGAACGACTTCCGCTCAGGACGGCGGCGCGTCGCGTACTTCGGAGAACAACTCAGCAAGTGCCGTATCGGCGGAGCCGTTATCGTCATCCGCCGTCAGCTCCCGCAACGCCTCCCGGTACTGCCGCCACAACGCCGCATTCTGCGGGTTATCGTCCAGCGCGAACGCCATCGAGTGCAGGGACTGCACCGCCGCGGCGTCGATCCGCTCGATCCGGCCCAGACGGCGCAGTTCCTTCAGCGTCTGCTCCAGCTGGCCATGGTTCGTGGTCCGCAACCGTCCCCGATTCCCGTCACAGAAGGTGACCATCGGCGGCGCGGCCTGTGGACAACCCCGGGCTCCAGGCCAGCGCAAACGGCATAACCGCAGGTCAGAGCGTTTCGCGCTGTGTAAATATCGAGCGATGG